CTGCTCAAGGCAAATTGATGACTCAAGATATGTATCAGTTAGTCAATCAAGGTGTTGCTATTATGCCAGCCCTTTCTCGAGTAACTGGTAAAACAATGGAAGAGCTTCGAGATGATTTATCGAAAGGTAAAGTTTCTTTTGAGTTGATGACTAAAGCTATGAATAACATCGTTCCAGATGATATGGCGAAACAGTTACAGCTTGAAATGTTTAACACAATCCCTCGACAAATGGACCGACTAAAAGGTTCGATCTCAACCTTTGCGACAGAATTAGTGGGAATTAACAAGAAGACTGGTGATACTTTAAAGAATGGTCTAGCATATTCTTACATGGAAGTTCTAAAAGCTCTTGCTAACGGTCTTCGTGATCCGAAACTTCTAAAGGCTATCAGCGACTTGGGAATTGCTTTCGCTCCGATCTTGCAAAATGTTGCTAAAGGAATACCAAAACTCTTTGAAGGAATTACAAAAGCAACAACTGTATTAGCGCAGAACTCAAAACTTGCAGTTCCTTTGATTGCTGGATTCGGATTAACCATTGGCAATTTAGGTGCTTCACTTCCAGTAGTTGGACCTATCTTACAGAACTTTTCTGGTGGAGTAAAACAATTAGCTGGTGGATTCTTATCATTAGCTCAAGCAAATCCTGTATTAGCTGGGATTATTGCTATCTTCACAATTGGGTTTGTAAATGCATATAAAAATAATGAAGAGTTCAGACAATCTATTGGGCGACTATTAAGCTCTCTATTAAGTCTTGGGGTTAAATTAGCTCAACCTTTGACAAATGTAGTAGATATCTTTGGCAAATTAGTTGCAAATCAAGCTGTTACGAATGTATTACTAAGTGTCACGAATGCTATTGGGTTACTAGCAGACGCTCTCAATGCTTTACCGACTCCTGTATTAAATAGTTTAGTTTACGGCTTACTTGGTGTATTAGCAATCCAGAAATTAAGCAATGTCATTAATCCAGCAGTTCAATCTATTAGTGCATTAGGACAAGTGTCTAAAGTTGCTTCTCCTGCAGTATCTTCATTGGGAAGGAGCTTATCTGGTGGGCTTATTAAAACTCTTCAACCTTTAAGTGCTGGTTTACCAGTTATTGCGAAAGCTGCAGCAGGTATTGCTTTATTAGGACTTTCTATTGGTGTAGCGATTGGCTCTGTCGGTGGAGGAATCTGGCTTCTTGGTGAAGGTATTAAATCTCTTGGTGATAGCTTCATTCATATGAAAAAAGGTGTTGATACTTTATCAAAAACAAACTTCTCAGCCTTTCCAAGTCAAATTAAGAAAATGGTCGACGCTTTAAGTGGTATTCAAAATCATATTTTCGACCTTGCTGGTGCTGCTCTTACATTCAGAGGAATTGGTGAAGGTTTAGAGGCTATTGGTGTAGGTATCAAGCAATTTAGAAGTATTGACATTAAAGACATCAATAAATTACCTGAATTAGCAAAAGTATTAAAAGACTTCAAAATAGATCTTGTTTCAGAAATGTTCTCTGGAAATGTTCTCAATAAGTTTAAAAATACTGGTGAAGGTATTAAAAATGTTGCAGCCTTGCTAGAAACAATTTCTAAAGTAAATATTCCTTTCGAAGGAGTAAAGAAAAATCTCGAGCATTTAGCAACTGGATTAAAAGCATTCTTAATTGCTGAATTACAACCAAGTTGGTTAGAGTCCACTTTCGGTGTTGGTATTATGAAACCAAAATCCGTAACTGACTACATGAATAGTCTTGGCTCAATCATCGATCCGATTAACAGACTTCAAGAAACTTTCAAGGGTGACAAATTCAATCCAGATACTCTAAAAAAGAACCTCAGTTCATTAGCAGATGGTCTTAAAGCATTCTTAACTAAAGAAGTTCAGCCGAGCTGGTTAGAAGCAACCTTTGGTAAAACTGGTTCAATCAAAATAGCTTCAGTTACAAATTATCTTCAAGACTTGGGTGGAATTGTTCAACCGATTTCTGCTTTCAGTCAAATGGTTCAAGGTAAAGACTTTAAATCTGCAGAATTAACTACCTTCTTAAAGAATCTTGGTGACGCTCTTAAAGCTTTCTTAATCCAGAATATAACTAGCGACTTAAATCTATTCAATGGAATGGTGAAACGCTCATTCAAGGTTGATACTAAATCAGTTCTTGATTACACTAAAAACCTTGGAGCAGTGGCTGAAGGTGTTAAGACAGTTATAAGTCTTATTACAAGTAAAGAAGGGGCTATTGACAGTGGTAAAGGGAAACAAATTTCAGACTTCCTCAAATCATTAGGAAATAGTCTTAAAAGCTTTACTGTTGCTGACATTGAATCAGAAACAACTCGATTCTTACGAGATACTCAAAAAATGAAGACTACTCATAAGAGTATTCTAGAAGGAATGCAGAACTTTAAAGGATTCGTTGATGGAATTATTAGTCTTTCTTCTCTTTTCAAAGAAGGTGTCAAAATTGACATCAATGGTATTTCAAACATAATCAAGAATGTGGGTGATGCTCTTAAACAATTAACTTACAAAAATATTAGTAGTAGCTTTAAAGGTATTATTGGCGAAGGTTCACATAAAGAAAGCTATGACAATATTTTAAGTAAGATTGGGAACTTTAATAACTTCGTAAATGGTGTCAAAACTCTCGTAGAATTAAGTAAAGATACGAACATAAACACTGACAATATGGGTAAGATTATGACCAACATGAAGGATTTCTTATCTAAGTTCAGTGTTGAAAATAAAACTTATAAAAATAGTAAGTTTGCAGGTGATTCTAAAGAAACCTCGACATCTTATACGAATATTCTTGGAAATATTGGCAACTTCAATGATTTTGCGAAAGGTGTTAAAACTCTTGTCGAAGTAAGCGGAACAAATAACTTTAATAAAGATAATTTCACACTTATTCTCGGATCTGTTGGTGGATTATTGCAAAGCTTAACATTAACAACTTCTGAATTTAGATCGAAAGGATATTTTGACACAAGTATAGAGGATAAGGTTGGCTATGATAGTGCTTTAACTCATCTTGGGGATTTCCAGAACTTTGCAAATGGTGTAAAAATATTCGCCGAAGCTGCAGCTTTACAAAACTTCAATCCTGAAAACTTTAAAACTATTCTTGGGTCTGTAGGTAACTTATTAGAAACATTAACATTACAAACTACAGATTTCAAAGCAAAAGGTTACTTCGATACAAGCGAAGAAATGAAAGTATCTTATGATAGTGCTTTGGCTCATGTAGGCGACTTCCAGAACTTTGCTCAAGGTATAAAAGTTATTGTTGACGCTATCTCAATTCAGAACTTCAATCCTGGAAACTTCAGTGCAGTATTAGACTCCATCGGTATTCTATTGAGAACTACAACTGAAAAGGAGATAGAAAGCGAAAAAGATTATTCTATCCTTGGTAAAGTTGTAACTAAAGAAAAAATGGATTCAGTCTTCAGTCACTTAACAGACTTCCAGAATTTCGCTCAAGGAATTAAAACGATTGCTGAATTAACCACAATGCAGAACTTCGATGTAAATAAATTTAAAGAAGTTCTTCGAAATATCTTTGAAGGTGTAAAAGAATTAGCTCTTAAAGAAACCGAAAGTGTCCAGAATGGTGGCTGGTTCGGTGGAGGTGGTAGCAAGAAGGTGAATTATAGTTCAGCTCTTACTAAACTTGGCGACTTCAAAGGATTCGTTCAAGCACTATCTAGTCTGCAACAAATGAATGTCGGTGATGGAGCAGGATTAAAAACACTTCTTACAAATATTAGTGGAGGTGTTCGAGAACTGCTTAACATAAATGATATTGACACTTCAGCAATCGATACACAAAAAATATCTTCACTCGCTCAAGCTATTGGTGCAATCAAAGTAAATACTCAAGATTGGGACACAAGCACATTAGCACAAAAAGGAACAGACTTTAAAAACTTCTTAACACAAGTCATTGAAGCACTCTCGACTGATTTCTCTGCAAATATCGAGAAAATGAGTGGTCTTGGTAAAAGTCTTGTAGATAACATCGTAAATGGTATGAATTCAGGTCTTCCTGCAATCACAGGAGCTGCAGCAAATGTCCAAGGCACAATCTGGAATACTATTCAATCTAAAATTCAAGATGAATATTTCCAAGGAGCTTTCTTAACACAAAGATTCGCTGAAGGTGTTACTTCTAACTTCCCTTCATTAGCTCAAGCTGGTAGAGATATTCAAGGAACTATCTGGAATGCTATTGAGCCGAAACTTCAAGATGAATACTGGCAAGGTCGTGCTTTAAGTGGAAAACTCATTGAAGGAATTAGATCTCAAAATGCAGGGTTCGAACAATCTGGTATCTTCGCAGTTGAAGGTCTTATTCGAGGAGCTGATAGGGGTCTAGGAAGTCTTTATCAAGCTGGTATGCGAGTAGCTCAAAAATTCCTTGATGGAGTAAAAGCTCGTGCGAATGAGCATTCACCTTGGCGAACAACATATCAATCTGGTATCTTTGCGATCGAAGGATTAATGAATGGTGTAGAATCCATGCAAGAAAACCTTTACGATACAGCTTGGAAAACAACAGATGAAGTTGTTTCAATCTTTGAAAATATGAATGATGTTTACCGACCACAAATTGTTCCTCAAGTAAGTGGTGTTAATGGAACAAATAAATTAGCTCCAGTTGGCGGTTATGGTGGCAATCGTGTTATAATAGAACAAACGAATAATAACTATACTCAATACTCAATCGACCAAATGAATAGAGATCTTGAGTGGCAACTAAGGAAAGTATAACAGATGATTTTCAGAATTGGCGATAAAATTAAACTTGGTGGCGATGAGGGGACTGGCTATTTTCTACAGTCCCCCGTTGAAGGTATCACAAGTCCAAATATTCGTTCAGCAGATGGAATGTGGGCTGGGCGAGATGGTGGCTATGTTTCAGCTCAATTTTATGGATTCAGAACAATTACTTTAACTGGATTCTATAAAGGCAATAGTTGTGAAGAAGCTGACAAATTAAGGCTTGGGTTAATGACAAATCTAGGAATTAGAAAACTCTTTCCTGTATTCATCACTAACTTTTCTGGAAGACATTATTATACTGAAGCATACATTACAGATGTAAAATCTGATATTACAAGTCCTCGATCTGGCGAATGGAAAATGACGCTCCTTTGTCCAGATCCGATCATCTATGATGGTGGTGATGGAATTGATTCTAACTCAGCTTGGTTTGAATATACCTTCCAGAAAGAAAAACCAGGAGGGTATAAAATTGAAAGTAAATATCCTGTGCAGTGGAAAGAAGGAAATATTGCTTCAGTGGTCAATAATGCAGGTTCAGTGGAAATATATCCTCAAATTATCTTAAGGGGTAAATTCACAAATCCAAAAATTACAAACACTACTACGAAAAAACATATCAAAATCCTAAAGACTACTGCTCCATCAGATGAGATCTTAATTGATATGAATGAGCGAATAATTACCTTGAATGGCGAAACGATAGCGTCTTATAAAACAAATGATTCAACTTGGTGGAACTTATTACCAGGTGAAAATAGAATCTTATTAGAAACTGATGACAAGAATGACACAGATTTTGGTGTTATTAAATTTAAGAATGGATATGAAGGAATTTAGATGAATAACTGGAAGACTCTCGACTCTACACAATATGACATTGAAATATGGCACAAAGATGGAACTTATGTTGCTGATATTTCTCATATCGTTACTTCTGGAATCAATATGTCTTGGGTTCTTAACGATGTCGAGGATCTTTCTTTTAGTCTTGATTTAGTCCAGTTTAAACAAAAATGTAAAAAAATGGGGGTTGAAGCGAAAGATGTCTTAATCCCTTACATTCACGATATTCGCATTCGCCGAAATGGAGAGTATATTTTAGGCTGTCAAGTAGTGGACTTAACAATAAACATTGATAATAACGCTGGATCTACTTTAGATGTAAAATGCACAGGCTTTCTCAATCTTTTCAAAGACTTATATATGTCAGCTGATTGGAATGGTTACACTTATGCAGAAATGGCTCGAAAATTAGTTAAAGAATCTCAAGAAGCAGATAACTTAATCAATAATGGAACTTTTGACATTAACACGGAAGGCTGGTCTGTCATCAATGGGCGAATTGAGCATATTAAAGTGAAAGCTGATTCTCATTCTGGTCAAGCTCATTTACGAATTTTTCCAACGAATATTTCTTGGGGAACAGTCTGCACAAGACTTCATGTTCCTGCTGGCACAAGGATTAAAGTTGATTTATGGTGGAATGGACATAACGGTAAAACCCTTGCTGTTCGAGAACGAGAAACTGCTAACCGTTCGCAAAATCAAAGAACTGTCGGTGAAAGGGTCGGCACTGGAAGTGGCTGGTTGCATGATACTTTCGAATACACAACAGTTCACGACTACGGATTCTTATGTGTTGAAGGTGATGTCGGAAACGGTGGGCAATATCTATGGATAGATGATATTAAAGCTACACGAGTTGATGACAATCCAAACCTCGGGATTACTCTCGGGACAGATACGGCTATTTCTTTCCAGTCTTCGGGAAGGCAACGGGCTTACTCTCTTCAGAGTGTCAAGGAAGCTCTCAAAAGTTTAACTAGCTTACAGAGTGATAATTTTGATTTTGATTTTACTTATGATCGCAAATTTAATACATATCACCGTAAAGGTAAAGAAAAACCTGATATTATAGCAAGCTATCCTGGAAATATTACTTCAATGTCAATTACAAGAAGTGCTTCAAGCTTAGCAAATAAAGTCACTATCATCGGATCTGGTATTGGCGATGAACGATTGGAAGTAACTCATAGAAATAAAGAATCTATTCAGAAATATGGAGTGCGAGAAAGAACTGTTACTGCGAACAATGTCACTTTAAAAGCAACTCTGAATGAGCATGCTATTGGTGAGCTATGGGACAGAAAAGATGTTACTAACCTTCCAAGCTTAAAAATTGATGACGGTTCAATCAATCCAGGAAATATCGAAATCGGTGATAGTATTATGGTTCGAGTAGGAAATGATTCTTACATCGAAGATATTAGTGGAATGTATAGAGTAGTAAAAATGACTGTAAGTGTTGGAATGGAACATCAAGAATCTGTATCTTTAACACTTGAGCCAAAAGTAACACGACCAAAACCAGTAATGGTTCGCTACATTAAAAATACTCTCAATGGCAATACTAGAAATAATTCAAATCACCTCGTAGAACTCCAAGCTCTTCAATTAGTTGGTAATGATTTATTCAATATTGCATACGGTAAATCCTTCGGTGGAACTGTCAATCTTGAAAATCCAGGAGTGGCTTCAAATAACATTGCTGATACAAATTCATTTACTTCTTTCGGTGATGGACGACAATCTATCTGGGTTGATCTTGGTAAAGAATATCCTATTGACTATGTAAAAGTCTGGCACTACTTCGCTGATGGTCGAGCATATAATGAAAATGTTCTTTCTGTTGGTCGGACTTTAACAAAAGATAATGAGCCATTAGAGCATATTCTTTGGGATTTCAGAACTGGCGAAAAAGTTACTGAAATGGATACAGGTATGATTTCACCTTGGATTCAGGAGCTTAATCTGTAATGGGACAATTCAGAATACAAGAACAAGACAATTTAGCTTCTAAAATTCAAGCTCTAAAAAATCAGTGGCTAACAATGAAGGAGTTTCAACCCCTTGGTTTAAATAAATCTGTTATGTATTACTATGAAAGTCCTCAAATCTTTAATTCTCAAAGAACAAACCTTGGGGCTGGAGGTTTAGCTCAAACTGATATAATGGTAAGGGCTAAATTCGTTCCAGATAGTGGTAAATTATGCTTTATTATTCCAGAAATTAAAACAATTCCAGGAAATATTAAACCAACTATCTTCGGTGGTCTGAAAACTATCAAAACAGATGGTTCTGGAAATATATACTTTGAAACAGTTTATACCGTAATTATGACTGATTTATCTGATTTTAAAGCACAATTCACTGTTTATAGTTCAGCTCCTGGAAAATTTACCGTATGGGAGGATCGTTCATGAATGAATTAGCAGAAACTCTTAATTACTTAGAAAATGAGATTGTAACTTACAAGACAAATCTTGAAAAAACACAAAAAATTAGCAATATCTATACATATAAGATACCTTTCTCTGGGTCTTCAAATGGTAGTCGGCTAAATAAACTTAATTTAAAGTTCAAAGGTGGTTTTTCTCCTTTCATTTCAGTGTATGCAACTGGGACAGTCGATGGAAAAGATATTAGCAATCCAGATAATGGAGGATTAGGTTTCAGGTCTGTAAATTACCAAGGTATTGGTGACTATTCAAACATTTCAAATGAAAGCTATATTACTTTAGCTGTAGCGAATCCAAAACCACCAAATCCAAAATGGAATCAATGGGTAGATTTTAACTTTATAATAACAGTTAAATCACTTACAAAAATTGAAAGCTTAATCATAGGACCTTTTACAGATGGATAGAGATAATTTAGAACAAAGAATTAGACAAATACAAGATGAGTTAATTCATATCAAAACAAGTCAGAAAATCAATTCAGATAGGTTCAAATTTTACATACAAACAGCAACTATTCGGCAAGCTGATAGTTTTTATGACTTAGAACCGATGGCGACTGTCTGGTTTAATCCAGATGACCAAGATAAAGATTATATTGTAGCGTGTTATGATTCAAGTCGACCTACATATGGCTTAGCAGGTGAAGATACTCTAACTATGCAAAATAGATGGCAATTCATGCGACCCCCTCATAGCACTGCAGATATGCAAATCATACTTGTTTCAACTATTCCTGGAAAAGTAACCGTAAATTATTAAAGAAGGAAAATTAAATGGCAACATATGTATCAAACAGAGATTCTGATGGTCTTACAAACGAAAATGGACACTTCAGATTACCACTTAAAGCTCTAGAAGGGGAAATCTTTTCTGGATTGAAAGTTACTCAATCTGATGTTCTTGGAATGACCGTCAAAGTAACAAAAGGTGATGGAAAAATCCCTTATCAAGACTATGCTTACGCATTTTGGCTTGATTCTGATGAAACAATCAGTATTGCAAATGCAAGCTCAACTGGAAGTCGTATAGATCGATTAGTAGCATATATCGATAGGTCAATGACTTTCAAGGCAACTCAAATTAACAATCCAGGTCTTTTGAAATTTAAAGTTGTTTCTGGAACAGTATCCACAAATCCAGTAGCACCGACAGACACTATCGTTCAAAATGCAATTGGGGCTGGCAATCCATTCATTACACTTGCAAATATTCGAGTGGCTCAGAATACAACTCAAATTACAAATGCAAATATTGACTATACAATGCAAGTTCCAATGCGACTTTCAAAAAATATCTCAACTCCAGGTATTCAAACAGTTGATGGCACAGAACTCAAATTTATGATTATTCAAGAAGGTGATCCTCTTCCAGCAGCAATTCCAAATACAACACTTATCGTGTTAGAAACAAGTAGGTAGTATATGGCATATGTTACAGGTTGGCAACGAATAATTCACGAAGACCCTTGGGTTCGAGCTGCTATTTATGTAGATAGTATTCGCCGTGAGGGTAATACTCTTCATTATCAGCTTAATGCTGCTTTCGCTGTAGAAAAACCAAGTGGCTTCTGGGACTTTCCTTGGTATGCAGATATGCAAGTTGGCGATCATGTTCGAAATGCAATGATGGTTAAAGGTTCAACTGCTTGGAGAAATGTTATCGGTGGTCGTGAATGGTTTATTTCAGAACGCAATGGACACTTCGTTGGCTCTATCAATATCAATGGACCAGAAACTTCAATAGTTGGAAGATTATACTTTTATGATGGTAAAGGTCATCACGGAGTAAATTGTTATTACAATATTCCTATTCCAGTAGCAACTCATCCAAGTCCAGTTAGTATGACTTTATCAGATGTTACTTCGACTGGTGCGAAATTCAAAGGTGATATCTTTGCTAAAGGTGATTATTCAACAATCAAGAAGTGGCGACTAGAATGGCAGACAAACGATAAAGATAAGCAAAAAATAGACTACGATAATGAAGATGTTCTAACTAAAAGTTGGGAATTGACTAACTTAAAACCGAATACTCGTTATATTTACCGAATTTCTGTCCTTAATAGTGCGAATCTTTGGAGTTACAGCGAAGCAGTCTTTGTCACAAAACCAAGCTATATTGGCGATAAGGTTAAAACAGAAGGCAATAAACGACTAACTGGTTATGTTATCTATCCAAATGGGACAGTTAAACGAATAAATAAGATTAGAAAGGTTGTAAAATGAGTTCACGAGCTTACTTAGTTGATTTAATTCGCTCTATTGGCGAAAAAACAGCCCTTGTAGACCATTTAGAAGAGAAGATGATAAATGAGCCATCTGACAAGTTAAAAGCCCTTATAGAGCAAATAACAGCCCTTAGACGCAAACAAATGAATACTCTTATTTCTGAAGCTGAGAATCCGAATCCTTTATATTGGTGCGACTTCAAACATGCAGTCAAAGCATTCACAAATGATGTAGAGGTTTATGAAGCAACTTACACTGATGAAGCTTTCGAACAAATGAAGCTTTCTTCGGAAATTCTGGCAGGAGTAACAAGTTTATTCCTTGGAATGGAGTTCCAAACTTGTGCAAGGTGCTTATATGATAAACTATTAGTAGAACAAACAACAAAAAAGTAGAAAGAAAAAACCGTGGCAGAAGGCTTAATCAAAGAACTTGGACAATACGGACTTCTCGGTATTCTTCTAGCAATAGCAATGTTAGTGATCTGGTATAAAGACAGGCAAAATGAGAAGCTTCACGATGAAAAAGACGCTCTTCATGACAAGATTACTGAAATGGTTAAGGAAACTACTACAGCAAATCAGCAATTGTCGATCAGCCTTCAATTACTAACTGAAAAAATTACAAAAGGGAGACAATGATGATAAAGGCACTCAAGTTTTTATTCATTCACGAACGCAAACCGAAGCGTCTTCCTTTAAGTGAGCAAGAAGTAGCCGATTATCAGAAGTCAAAAGATGATTTAGTGATGGCAAATGAAAAACTTCAAAAGGTCATCGAAGAAAATCACTTTACATTAAACATTAAAAAGGCACTTTCTGAAAAATGATTTATAACGAAATATTTTTTGGACTCATAGCACTCGTTTCCAGATTTTTAGCAATGGGAATTTTGAGTATTATGATTCACAATCAGTGGAAAACTCTCAAACTCAACTTGAAAGATGGAGCAGAAGAATTAAGATATATTCTATTTATTCTGTTAGTAACGCTATTTATTCAGAACATTCTTCCAGTCTTTGTCGTATTGATAGAGTTTGCGTCAGTTGAAAGGGCAGATCCGTTCTTTTACTGGTTGAATAACGCTTTATTCTCACTCATAACAGCAGTTATTCTCTTATTTATTTACAGAAAGAAGTAGGTTATGAAATATCTTAATACACTATTCTGGCTAACAGCTTTAACACTAGACTTTATACTATTATGGTTTCTATATACTATTGGGATCTTCTGGTATCTGGTAGCTGGAGTAGTGATACTCTTAATAATATTGGTTAAAAGAGGTAATAATGGCAAAATATATACAAAAAACAAGTCCGAACCTTAATATTGGAGCAAAACCTGGTTGGTGCTTGCAATATGCAGATGATGTAGTTAATGCACCTGTTCGTAGGGAATCAGCAGGATTAGAATACTTGGCTCAAAGAGCAGCAGGAAACATTCACGAAGAAGAACCGCCAGTTGGTCTTTGGGTTCCAGTATTTTTCGACATTACAAGTGGCATTTACGACCCTTACGAGCATGTAGGCTGGGCATATAATCACGGAAATGGACGAATTGAAATCCACGACAGCGAAGTTCACAGTGGAGCAAGGGGAGTTTATAATTCACTTGCTGAAATCGCTCAGTGGTTCAGAATATATGGACTTCGTTATCTTGGTTGGAGCGAACGAATCGGTGGTGTTCAGATTGTTGAAAAGAGTGACAATATTCGTGTAGTAACTTCAGGTGTTGGTGTTAATGTTCGATACGAACCTACGACTCAATCTGGAGTTTTCGCAACATATCCAAATGGTTCAGACATTGAAATGGCAGGTTGGGTCTATGGCGAAAATGTAAATGGTGATGATCGTTGGTTCAAATCTCAGCGTTCTGGTGTTTATCTTCATTTCTCAGCTTTCGATGAAAAAGAAGGATCACTACCAAATCTTGGAGATTTTCGAAACGCTCCACAACCAGAAACTAAAGCAACAGTTCCAGAAAATAAAGCTCCAGAATTTATTGATTTTCAAAAAGAATTCGACTTTGTTGATGAAGTAATTCCTGCTCATGTATCAAATCAGTTCTATGGGCGAAAAAATCTCAAAGATGATAATGGAAAATACTTTGGTAATATTCCAGAAGATTATGAGATTCAGAAGAAGTTTATTGAGGAATTACAGCGACCTTCAAGTGAAATTAAACATATTACAATCCACAATACGACAAATACTTCATTGCAAGCAACTACAAATGAATTTAGACGAAAAGAAAGTTTCAAATCTGCTCATCTTGTAGTTTCAAATGATAAAATAGTGCAAGTTGTTCCAAAAGGAAATACAGCATTTACAAATGGAACTCACGAAGCGAACTATGAAGGATTTACAATCGAATTTCTTGATGATGTAACTGATGACCGTTATGTTGAAGTTTTAAAGAAGGTTACAAAAGCCCTTGGTGTAAATGAAATTAAGCTTCACCGAAATTGGGTTGCGACACAATGTCCATACAAAATTTCTGATCAAAAATTCAAAGAAATTCTCGATAAAGTTTTTGACAGAATTGTTGAAAAACCTGTGGAAAAAGTGGTAGACAACCAACAGTTGACAACCACTCAACCAACTGTAAACCAACAGTCGACAGTTCAAGAAAAACCTAAAAAAGAAACTCGCAAATTAACAGAGGAAGAACTCAAAATTATGGAAGAAATTAAAAATAACATTTCAGAAGTAAATAATTCAGTTGAATATAGTCCAGTAGTATCTGAAGAAGTAAAAAATAAAACATACTTCGCAACTGGATGGGCATTGACCCTTATTGGAACGGCAGCAACTATCTCAGTAGCTTTACTTCCACAACATGCAACTTTAATTCTTGCTATTTCAGGTGCTTTAACTGGTGCTTGTGCAAGTATTAACCAGCTATACAAAATCAGTAGCAAAAAATAGTTTATTAACATTAAAGAACGGCTCAATTTTTCAAGGGTCGTTCTTTTTCTAAGCTTTAAAGGTGAAAAATGTCAGAAAAATTAAACAAAAACAATAATTTTGGTCGAGAAAATAAAATTCTTACTTCTGAATGGGAGATGGTCACTAAAAATAACGAAGGAGAACCCGAAGTAACTACTCTTCATCGTTATGAATACCAAGGTGATCTAGAAACTGCAAAAGAACTCTTAATTCCACCAGAAAAAGAACTGAAATTCAGAAAGAGAAAGCTTGGAAAGGCAACCTTAAACGCTTGTAAAACTTACTTCATCTTTTCGGACTCTCATATTGGCTGGAGAAATGTCAATGGATTGTTCGTTCCAACTCACGACCCTCGCTCTTTAGAATTGGCTAAAGAAATAGCTTACGATATTCAACCTGACTATGTAATGAATCTTGGTGATACTTTAGATCTTGCTGAAATATCACGATACGACCAAGATAGCAATCACTTTTTAGGAATGACTCAACAAGCAATAGACACTGCTTATGATTTTGAAAAAGGAATGCGTGAGTCCACTCCAAATGCAAGGTTTATTGAGTTACAAGGAAATCATGATATAAGATTTATCAAAAAAATTGGTAAAGCAGCAACAAGTTTAATGGGCTTAAAAAGAGCTGGAACAGATGGTGCAAGTTTATTCAGTTATGAAGATGTTATGAATCTTAAATCCTTAGATATTGAATATATGTCAGGCTATCCGAACTCAACCTTTATGAGTGAAAGTGGCGAAATGCAATTTAGACACGGTCCAGACCTTCGTTCAAATGGTTCAACTGCTGAATTACTTTCAAAACGCTATCCTTACCACGGAGTTATTCAAGGTCACGGACACAAATCTCAAACTCATCATAGAACTAGACCAGATGGAAAAGATATGATTTATCATATGACACCGATTCTTGGTAGAACTGATGGAGTAATTCCTGGTTACAATACGAGTGTTAATGACAGGAACGAACCAACTAAAATTCAGGAAGACTGGCAATCTGGAATCTCCATTTATCAAGAGTATCCAAATGGTGCAAGTGAAATTCGTTCTATAGAGTTTAAAGATGGTGTAGCTTTCGTAGATGGTAAGAAATATGAAGCTCGCTTCGATATTAAACACTAAAATACTAGCATTTTTTAATCATACATGATATAATATAAGAATAAGCAAGTATGTAATAGTTATTACAGCCAACTCAGTTAGCTTGCTTGGTATATTCTCGCATTTAGGAAAGGGCTTTCGTAGCTCTTTTCTTATTGATTTTCTTTCGAAAATGATATATAATTATATAGTAATATAATTTAACTAAAAGTTGTATTATAATAATAGGCTAAAATTGCTCTTTCGGGAGCTTTTTTGGTATAATAGAAGAAAAAAGAAAGGTTGGTGATTAAATTGTTAATCCCTCCATTGCACCTTAATACCAATGCTTCTCGCATTATACTTCTAGAACAGACAGTGGTCATTCCTTTGGAAGATTTACCGAATATCAGTAAAAAAGAACAAGGAAAACTACTCATTCGTTTTGTTGGAAAGGAAGGTAAAAAAGACACTTGGTTTCATTTAACAGAAACAGCTTTAATCCTAGCTAATCAGAAAATGATAGCTCAAGAGATCCATTCCTACGACATAAGGAAATATCTGCCTCGTTGTAAAAAATAGAAAGAAGGTGGCTAAAATGAATGCACCAGAAATTTTGAATACTGAAGCTGCAAGAATTATTCTTGAAGAAACTACTGTGAAAGTAGATTTTAATGAAGTGAAAAATCTGCCTCAAAAGAATTTACTTATTCGAGTAACAGCTAAAAATGGTGGAGCAATCTGGTATAACTATGAACGGCAACTCTTGGAAATTTTCAATTATGAAATAGCAAGAGCTAAAATAGACAGTTATGAAATTCGTCTATATAATCCGTTCGCAAAATAAAGTCCCAAAAATGGGGCTTCTTTTTTAATTCATGATATGGTATAATTGAATAGTAATACAGAATTTAGCTATAGTAAAGAAATTAACCGACTTCTTTACTGCTAACCTAACTGAGGTAATCGTCTATGCAAAATAGCCGTAAAAAACCAATCAAAGATGTTGGAAATAGAATTAAGGGGTGGGAAAAGCTTGGTGTTAAACCAAAACCCTTCAGCCTTTAATTCAGTTAAAGGAGTTATGGTATAATATCTAAGAATAGAATATACTTCTATTCCCTACCTCCTTTCTTTCATCAAAAATAAATAGCCCCTCATTGAAGGGGTTATTTATTATGTCTTTTTTTCTAATGTAAATCTTTTTTGAGAACAACTGTTTCAATATTAATAGTGTAAATATCTTTACTTTCTTCTTGAGTTGTCGTATACTTGGTAACTCCTTTAACCTTTACATCACCAACATATAGACCATCTTTTCGAAATTCTGCTTCTCCGTGCAAATGTTCATTTAAACTCTTATGAGTTTCAATTTCAACTTTGTATAACAACTGCCAAAATTTACAACCAAATATACCTATTGCAACTCCTGCTAATAATGTTAGAAATTGTGTTAATTCCATTTTTTTACCTTTCTTTATATTTAATCTAGTATTTTCCAATGGTTGAATTTATACTGTTTAACTTTGACTAAACTACTAACTATTACACCATTAGATAATGATTTAGCTTTAAGTGGTAAGAGAGAAATAAATTCGCCATTGTTATTCACTTTCTTGAATTTCTTCCTACCGACCAGAACTGTGTCACCTTTCGGTATTTCAAATGCTCTTTTCATATTACTATATTTTCAAGTAACTATTTCTCTAATTCTTCTGAATCTTTATCAACTATTCTTTCTAGGTTATCTTCTACGATTGCAAGAGATATGTTTTCTTCTTTTACCATAATCAAATCTTGGATATTCTTTATTTTTTGTTTAAGAGATTTTATCTCTTCAATTCTGTTCTTCATTTTATAAGAATTGATAAACTTAGCACAATTTTCAGGATTTATTTTATCAATATTTCCGATGTAAACAGTAGAATCTAAAGAACCTTCTTCAATTCTTAAACACCAACCATAGAAATAGTCTTCAACTTCCCATTTACCATCTTTTTTTCTAAAATTACCTTGAGCTGAAAGATATACAGTTAGATTAGAATCTGTTTCAAAATCTTGTCGTATATGTGTATATCCATATTCATCTTCTTCATTATATAAACCTGTCTCTTCGTAGATTATCTCCATCTTAAATCCACTCTCCAGATTAAATTTAGCGACGATTTCTTCTATTTGTTCTTTAACTCCAGTTGGCATTATTCTTGACATATATTCTCCTTTACTATATTTTTATTATATTTATATTATATATCATTATACTGAAAAAGTCAATAGAATTTTATGATATTTTCATTGTTATAGGTCGCTAGCTTGATATTTTCAGCGACTAAATTGATGTATTTTTTAGCATTATCTATTTTATTTTCAGGTAAAATTATGTAATGGTTTATAGACTCATTTCTAATAGATATTCTCCAATCCAGAAGTCTATCTAAAAGTTCATCCTCTAACTCTAGAATAAACATATCAAAGATAGGGTCATAATAATGTTTATCGTAAAGAATTAAATCAGGCAGGTTTTTATTGGATAACTCTCTAATATGAAACCTATTACTAAATTTCGTGATTATATGCTTAACCAATTCTTCTTTCATTACTTTTCCTTTCTTGGCGTCGATTCCCGAATTTAACATAATAATCAATTCTTTTATATAATGCTGTGTTTTTTAATTTTTCTGTTGGCATATAACCAGTTATAACATTTATTATCTGATTAAACGAGTTTGTATTATATCTTTGAACTAACTTGATAAAACCTTTAGCTTGAAGATTTTTTAAAGTTTCTAAATTTTTACTTTTCATACTGAAGAATAAAAGAGGAGGGTCATAACTCATTTTATGTTCACAATACGAGTAGCAAAAAACTTCTAAAACTTTATATTCTAAGTCTGTTAATTGTAATTCATTATTGTTCATAAGTCAGATAAGTTTTCCATTCCTCTGAGTGTTTTTCGAAACTTTCTTCGATGTCTTCATTAGTCTTGAAATATATCTCTACATATTTATTTATATATTCATAGTTCCAATAGACTTCTTTCCGTTGAAAATTCCAGCTTCCAAAGAATTTTTTTTCTCCCTCGTTATTCCAATTTGGCTTGAATCCTTTAGTATCTTGCTTGATAATTTCTTTAGCTTTCAAGTAGTTGATGTGCCTTTCGGTTTCTTCTTCGGTCTTAAAATGGTTACCAATCGCTTGTCGAAGATGAATATCAGCGTGTATATAATTTTTAGGTAGTGTAGATACAAATCCTTTTTCATTAATAAAATAAAATTCTTCTACAGCTTCTTTAAACCATTCGTCGAAGTCCTCAATATACCCTTCATGTAAGTCGCCTACAGACATTTTGTCTAAATCTTTGTAAAGTGTAAAGTATCCACCATCTTCGTGCCGTTCTATATAAAGTTCTTCACCAGCTTTTGCGAAAGGTAAATTGTGAATCAATTTATATTTCTTCATCTCTTATTCCTCCTTTAATTCGTTAAATTAACATATTCTACTTGGTCATCATAACTCAATCTATTAAAAACAAAATCGTTAGTTCGTTTCCACAAATGCTGGTATAGTCGAGCTGTTGGTTCATCTGTTTCTGCTAATCGCCAACAACTGTCATTTACCACAATTCCTAGATAAGCAAGATATTCAGCGTCATTTTGAAACTTATCAAGAAACATCTCATAAACTCCTACGATTTTATCTGAATCTCCTGTTTTTTCTGCTTCTAAGAAATGCTTTAAGATTGCTATCTCGATTGGGTTTAAATGATCCATATTATTCATTCTCCTCGGTGAGTTCTTGGCAATTAAGGAAATATTTAGCAAGTGGCTTAAAATCTTCAAGAGTTTTTTCTGTAATTTCTCCATCTTCATCTAGCTCATCAAATAAGTATTCGTATAAAGTCATATCTTCTAGCTCTGGTCTTGTTAAATGATGAACTCCACGAGGTGCTACCTTATCGACTATAACTTGAAACATATACACAATATCAAATTCCTCGTCTTGAAATACGCTATAATAATAACCAACTTCTCGAACACCCTCTTCTTGAATTTCTTTTAACTTCTCGTAATAAGGGTCTTTTGTTATGTCTTTATTCATATCTTATATCCTTTCTTCTTATTTACCTTTATAATTTAATTATATATCAAAATAAGAAAAAAGTCAAGGGAATTTTTCTATTTTCTTTTAAAAAATAGCAGACCATATAGCCTGCTTATTTCTATCTATTATCACCAGAACCGTGAATCGTATTTCGCTCTTTTCTGGATTTTAATTTCTCATAGTTTTGTTTTGCAATATCTTCAAGACTCATACCAAGACTGTTAGATAGGTTCGATAGATACCATAAGACATCGCCGAGTTCTTTCTTAATATTACTTAAATCATCAAAATCTAAATGACTATTCTTATCTCTGATCGCTTTCTTAATAATTTCAGTTACTTCGCCAACTTCACCATTAAGACCTAAAAGTTTCTCAAGGATACTGTTACCAATAGACATTTTATTAAAACTATATTTATATGATTTATCGAAGGTATCAAATTCTGCTGATTTTGCTTGATACTCTTTAAATGTATATTCTTGAAGTTTATTTGAAACTTTTTGTTCAGATTCTTGAGGTTTTCGTTCGTCTGTAACTTCTTCTCGTATGAAAACTAATCTCATTATTCCTTACCCTCCAGATTTCTTTCATCTTTCTGTAAAGCGTCCAGTAAAATCAGATAGTTAATCATATCGCCGAGCTTTTCATTCCATAATTCATCAGGATAGATTTCATCGCTCATTACCATATCTGTAACTGAAACATAATGCTTGAGCATATAGCCGAATAGTGCTTTCTTTGGTGTTGTCCTACCAGCTTTAGCAGATTGATAAAAATTATGTAAAGGTCTATCGTTACTTGCATATTCTTTATTCTTAGCAGCGAGGCTTGTTTGAATATGCTCTATACGATTGTTTACTACTTGGTTGAACTCTTCTCTATTCATATTTCTATTATATTTAGAAATAGTTCTATTGTCAATATGGTGTATGACGCCAATAACTCGCTTCTAAGCGTGTTTTATTTCAAAAATGAATACTTAGTCATAAAATAAAATAGAGCCTATTACAGCCCTATTTTTAGCCTAGATTTCTACCACCAACGATTTGCTTTCCAGAATGCTACTGCGTTAGCCCAACTGCCATATCTTCCAATTGCGTATGATTGACACCAACGCATTTGAGTTACTGGATTCGAATACCAGTCACTTCCTGCTGTTGCCATCTTATTTCCTGGAAGTGCTTGACACACACCGTGAGCTTTTGAGCTTGCATTAACTGCATTCGGATTACAGCCACTCTCTTTATGAAAGATGAATGAAGCGTTTGCTATATCTGTAATTCCAGCTTGAGCCATCCATTGTTCACAAGTTCCAGACACTTTGACTGGTTGTGGTGCTGGTGCTGCAGCTGAAGCTTTTTTACTTGCTTCAGCTATCTGTGCTAATTTAGCTTTCTGTTCTGCTTTAGCTTGGAGCTGATTCTCTAGATTCTGTTTTTGTTGTTCAAGCTCCTTAATTTTATCTTTCGAACTAGAATGGTCTTTTTTAAGATTTTCTAATTCTTGATTTACCTTGTCCCATTTGGATCGCAATTTCGTTACTTCACTACTTTTTAAATCTAACTTCATTTTCGTATCTTTAAGTGATTTGTCTAGTTGTGAAATATTTTTAATTGCTAGATAGCTGAATCCAACGATGACTAATATCGCCAGAATATAAGCTGTATATTTTGCTATATTTTTAATGATAGCTTTTTTGCTTGAGTTTTCCATAATATTTGCCAAGCCTCCATTGCCTAAGATAGACTTGAGCTTACTATTTTTTCTCCTTAATTGTAAATGCTTTAATTGCCATAATCGCTGCTAAAATAGCTTGAGGGGCGATAAGAATCTTAGGAATGATATCGTCAACTCCTTGAGCAATGACAACTGTTGAGTAGATAATTGATACTACTGCCAATAGTCTACATAGTCCGATTATAGCATATTTTCGTTCTGTGTTCCAAAATTGAACTTTTTCTTTAACTTCTGTTGATGTGATTTTTTGTGATTTTTTCATATTGATATTCTCCTTATTTTTTGTATATATTTTGTTTATTTTTACTATTTACTTGTATACTCTTCAACTTCCATTTGAATATGATACATGATTTTATTTAGTTCATCTACGATATTTTCAGCGTCGCTTGAATCATCTACGATAGAACTTTTTAGAAGATCTAATTTTTCTTCCATATACTCGATTGTTTTTAATACTTCTTCTTTACTTAGCATTTTATATCCTTTCTTTTTCTTATATTTTTATTATATTTATATTATATATCATTTTATAAGAAAAGTCAAGGGTTTTTTGCAAAAAAGTCGGAAATTCTGCTATTTTTTCTTGTTTTTGGCTCTTTTTTCGAGAAAATCCCAGATTTCAAAGATGATTCCATTTAAAATTGAAATAATAATTCCAATAACTATAAGTAAAATAATAGCTGCTAATATTCCACTAAAAGCTAATTCAATCATAGCATTAAACACTGCCATATTTTTCCCTTCTATATACATTTTCGTTGTCTTTTTCGATCAAGTTTGCTAATTTTCGAGCAGAAGTGAATAGATTTTCATATCGATTATAGATAACTCTCATTTGACTTACTCGATATTTCCATTCAATTTCTAAGTCCATAGCAGATTTATATTCAGGTTGAATTTTAACCCAACTTTCACGGTCTTTTGCATTGCTTAGGTCGAGGGTGTTTTTAAGCTTATTACACTTATTCCATAATTCGGCTAAAGCAATCTGAGTCTGTGTTTTAGTGCCGTCATATGCTCTTTCAATCTGTGCAAGAAACAATCCAGCTTCAGCTATCATATCTGGAGCGTGCGAAAGGTGAGAGCGAATCTGTTCTTCTGTAAATGGTTCAAATTCGCCCTTTTTAATTGATTCGACCATTTGAGCTTGAATCTGCTCAACTTTAGAAACATATCTTTGAAGTCTCTTTATTTTTTCATCTTCGTTCATAAAATTTAATGCCTTGCCATTTTTTCTTGCTTAATTTTAGTAATATGCCAACCACCACAATTTAGACATCGGTAGTAATAAAAATGTCTGCCTGTTTGGTTCTTTATTGTTTGAATTGCTTTTTTTGCAGTCTTTGAAGTATAGAACTTCTTTTTTCTTCCACAATTTCGCCAAGCAAGATATTTTTCACTTCTTGCCATTCCGAAACCTTTTAAACTGCTTTACCGTTAACCTTAATGCTAATTCGAGGAGTTACTACTTTAGTAAATCCTTCGGGCATAGACATTCCAGAATCTACTAGATTTTTAACCAGTTTAGTATTTGCAGCTTTTTGGTAGATTTTTCCATCTTCAATAATAATATCATCTGTAGTTAATTCTGTTTTGGTGACATATTGTTCATCTACTACTGAAAGGTCATCACATTTAATGCTTGTTGCAGTGGATAGAGAAATATTCCAATCTTCTTTACCAAGGGGGCTAACAATTGATTTCATTCCAAGTTCAAGCATTTTCTCTTTTAGAATTTTTTTAGCTTCTGCTACTTGGTCATCTACTTGTTTTTTCTTTACTAGAAACGCTTTAAATTCTTCACTCTGTTGAAGACTTTTTTCTGCTTCCATTACTTGAAGTGCGTATTTTTCTAATTCTTGTTGATTTGTCATATTATTTCCTTTCATTTAATTATTATCTAATTCTATTTTACATCAATTTTTAAAGTTTGTTAAGGCTCAATTTCCTTATCTATAATTTCTTTAACTTTATCAATAGAATACTCATCTGTTTCATATGAACCCTGATATTCTTCATTCGGTCGATAAACTCTATACCAAGTTCTACCAGTTTGGTAAGTGTCCCAACCATCGGTTAAACTTCCTATAAGTTCACCCCAGCTTTCATCTTCATTTAATTCGTATTCATCTACAACGCCATATTCTACTTCGATAGTAATCTTATAATCTCGATATTTCATAATTCCTCTTTATTCAATTATTCTGTAAAATTCACCATTATGTTTGAAATATTCGTTTTCCTCGAAGAAGTCTTGAACATACCAGAAATTGCCAATATCTACTGCTTCCATATCATCTACTTCTAATTCTTTAAGGTTCTCAATCTCAATTTCATTTTCTTCGAGTTCTTCTTCACTATAATGCCATAATGCGTCTATAACATTAACTTTTCTCGTTCCTACATCAATAATGATTTCGCATTCAGACCCGTATTCACACATTTCAATTATTTCATCTGTTGTTCCAATAATACCAGCATTTCGGTTTACTTCTTCATCTGGTTCGATATAATCCTTAGCATTCTCTGCGTCGATTGTTGCTCCTGTTTCTTTAAGGGCTAGAACTGCTTCTTTAACCCCAATTTCTTGTTCTTGTTCCTCTAGGAAGTTTAGAGCTTGTCTTGCTTTTTCCATTGCTGAATTTGTATATCCAGACCAGTGGTAATAGCAGTTAGCTAATACTTTTCCATTTTTGTTGATTGACAAGTTTAATCGTTGTCCCATAATAACCTCCTTTTTAAATTTTCTAATTAAAATTGTGGAATTAAGCTTGGCTTATCTAAATTCCAGAAGTCTACAAATCGTAGTGGACAAGAAGAATAATACACATTTTCAAGTTCTTCGATTGGAATAATAGCATATTTTAATTCTTTTGCTTTTTGTTTTTCCTCTTCATTCTCGATAATGTAGATTTTATGACAACCGTCATAAGCAAATTCTTTATATTCTTCTACTGCTTGTTTTAATACTTTTTCGATATTCATATTCTATATCCTTTATTATTATTTTATTTATATTATTATTATATATCAAAATGAATAAAAAGTCAAGGGTTTTTTAAAAGAAAATAGGACTTTTTAGTCCTATTCTTTAGAAATTTCCATCTGCCACCTGGAGAGTTCGAAGACCTAATTTTCGCCACATCTCAACGACTTGGTTTCTGTCATCTAAAACATAATTTACGCAATATTTATCTCGAATAAATTTATTAAAGATTTCATATTTAACAATATTATCTTTTCGCCTATCGCCTTCTTCTCGCATAAAGAGTTCTGAATAACCGTGAATACCGCTTATATCTAACCATTGCTTAGTTTCTTCTCGACAACTGGAATCCCTTCCACTTACAATAAGAATTTTATGACCCTGATCGAAAAGTAAGTTTACTAAATCTATGACATCTTTCTGTGGTTCATCTTCGCCAACTCTCTTGTAGTCATATGGTGAGCGATCTTTCATTTTGGCGATAGTTCCATCAATATCGACTATAACAGCAGGTGGAAGACTGGTATCTGGTATATACTTGTCTATCTGGTAACGCTGTCGTTGTTTATCAATTTTCAGAATAGCGTCTTTGCCAACACTTTTTTCTCGTAAAGCGTCCCGAGCAATACATTCCTCAACTGGAACATTAAATTCTTTAATGGTGAATAGTGCTGAACATTCGTTAGCTATTTTGCGAAGTTGATTCTCGTGGTCTGGTAAAAAGTTCGTATCATCAACAATAATTGAATAACCCTTTTTTAGATATATTCGAACTATTTCATCTCGGATCTGAAGTATATTCGACTCATTACTTTTAAGAAATTCTTTTCCTTGTGTCATTTCACGAAGGTCATCTTTATTTACTCGAAAAACTTTTTCGTTTTCAGCAACAACTTGTTTTGCCCAAGTAGATTTTCCAGAAGCTGGTAGTCCTTTAAGCATTATAAGGGTTGGTTTTTTAAAAGTTATCACCGTGTTCCTCCTTCGGGTTTAATAATATTCCAGACCTTATTACTAATATCGTTACCCCTTCGGAGAGCAAAGATTAAATTCTTATCTTCAAAATCTGAAAGTCCAAGTTCTTTATCACTCATATCGCTTAGCATTTCTTTCTTTTTTAAAGTATCAGCATATACTTGACTAAAATTATTTTGCAAATCTGCAACTGTTCGTAATAGCCATTCTTGAAATTCTTCTGGAAAGGGCATAGATAAAGGGTCTTCTCCACTCTTTAGAACTTCCCAGACTTTTCTTTCTGTCCAGTTAGTAACGATTCGGTGAAGTTCTACATACTTGTCAGTTTTCATCTTTACTCGAAACAAATCATTATAGACTAAAACTACACCTTCAACATTATCTCTATTCATATATTCATCTAGGTCTTCAATGGCTGAAGCTTTTTTGAATGGAAATTCTTTCTCGATGAACATTTTCGAAGGCATTTCAACACCTTCATCTGAAATAACTCCAAGCAATTTTAGATCTTTTTCTTGACCATAATCAACTACAATTCTATTCTGTGGATGTATCAATTCGAACAGATATGTATAGTTTTCAATTAAAGCGTCCACATATTCTGGATTTTCTGCAAGAATATCTTTTGCCATTCCAACTTGGTCTGAACCAAAACTACCTTTCGAAGTAATAACAAGTCCATATTTTGAATGCTTGGTGATTTTAATTAAAGATCCATCAATCTTTTCAAAAATATCAGAGTTCCGAAATAAATCTTCATAGGTAATTTTTCGGACTGCTAAATCTGTGTAAGCTTCTGGTTCGTTATAATTAAAGAATTTTTCAAAACAAAATTGAACTACTTCTCCATCTTGGTCTAAAACAATTCCTCGTGCTTTTCGAGTAATATTATTCCAGAGATGTTCTTGTTGAGTAAATTGAGTATAGGTATATACGCAAAGACCTCTCTCATCTTCTTGCTTTTTAAGAAGCCCTTGCTTACAGTATCTATCAAATAATGATTTTGACAATTTCATATTTACCTTTTGAATATATACTTAATTTTTTCAATTAAAGAACGCTTTTCTTCAACTTCTGGCTTGGTAGGAGCAACTTCAACTGTTAGTTTAGTAACTTCAAGATTATCTAGATCTTCAATAGCCATCTTTTCGCCAGCAAGACCCTTTTTATAATCTTCATAATCGACAGATACCCAGACGCGCTCAATAGTGCTTGGGCTTGTTTTAGCTTTGTCTGCCAACTGTTTCTGTGTGCTATTTCCAGTTTGGTTAATGATTTTTTTAATTTCTGAATATCGTTCTTCTGATAGAATACGCATTTTTTTCTCCTTATGATTCTTTCTTATTTATCAACGCTACTATGTCTTCAACTTGGTTCTGAAGATGTTCCTCTATATCTTTCTTATTACAAGGGAAAGTCGTATCAAAACAAATCTTATCACCTTGTTTGTAAATATCTAAAAATTCACCTTCATATTTTTCTGCTTTAATGTTTTTCTTAAAAAGATAATATTCATTATTTAGCTCAATAACAATTGAATTTCTAGATAACTTATTCTTTCTAATAAAATTTTCTAAAGGAACTTTTCGTTTATAACTTGTTATGTATTCAAGCTCGCCTGAAATATGATGATACATAAACTATTCTTTCTTTTCGACACTTGCTCCTAAAACTACAAGTATAGAAAAAACTAAAGCAATAATTACAGCTTGCGGAATAGAAAGGGGTGTTCCTATCAGAAAAGCAAGAAGTGCTGTAAATGCTACTATTACAAGAATTGTAAATATTGTGATTATGATATTTTTCATTTCTTCTCCTTATTATATTTTTTGAAAAAATCTTTAAACTTTTGTTGAATTTCTGGGATTGGTGTAATTCTTTTTACCAGAAAAGCTTTTTCGACTTCAATATCTGGATTATAAAGGGTTAAATCGCACCATTTCCTTTCGGTTACGAATAATCCGTATTGAGTTTGAGCTATGATAGCAGGTGTTAGATTTTCATATGTTTCTAGATGTCTTTCTGCTCCAAAAGCTTTATTTTCCCATAAACCATCTTCGCCGATAATTCCATCTGGACTATATCCTGCTTGTGGGTATTTCGAATTGGTGATAAATCCATAAGTATCAACTTTGTTTTTAACTTTGGAATAAATTTCACGACTTTCATCTTCCAGAATATGTCCTCGCCTTGTCCAATAATTTCCTTTGAATGAACCTCCTTTATTTTTCATATCTAGAATCTCTTCCAAGCTTTTTCCGTTGAGAATGTGAATGGCGTCCGTTCCAGTAATTTTATCTTTACGAAGTTCTAACCATTCATCTGTTCCTTGTTTGACTTGGTCTTCGGTATAATACTTAATCATTTTTCTTTAAAAATTCCTCAATGGCTTTAATCTTATTGTCATCTGTTTTAATAAGATCAGCTTCTTTTTCTGGATTTTCCAATTCTTCAACTTCATCTTGTCCATATTTAAACTCTTTAATGGCGATCTCTTCCCAGTCTTGAATTTGCTTACTTGGTAATGCCCATTCTGGAAGAGAATCACGAACTGATTCAATGTCTGCAAATATTTTACCATCATTTAATAATGAATGCCAGCTATTCGGCACATAATAAAGATATCGTCCAATTCCAAACTGTGCTGCTGCTCGTTTTAAAGCGTCTGAACAAGCTCCTTTGAATGGTGCAACTTGAGATTTTTCTCCACCATCTGTTCGAGATACCCATTCGCCGTTCGGCATTCGGATTGAAATTGTGCAAAGGACACCTTCTGTAGTTTCCTGCATTTCACTTCGCCAACCATCAATTCCACAAACTTCATCTAGTCGTTTCTGAACTTCTCGTGAGTCGAGATAAAATAGAGCAATACCTTTAGATTTATCTTTTGTCCTTGCTCCAATTCGAACTTTCAAAAATCGAGTGTCAAATGGTTGCTTTAAAGCTAAAAGCATTGATTTAGCTGATTTTGATTTAATCTGAGCTTGCATTTATATTTAATCCTTTCTTATTACTTTATTATATTTTAATTATAATTCATTTTTTCAAAAAAGTCAATAAAAATCTGTAAAAGTCTTTATTTTTTTACAGAAATCAATTATAATATAATTATAAGTTAAATTTTAAAGAAAGGAGCAAAAATGCCCGAAGGAATGTATCAAGATAGTATCTATCAAGATGATGAATCTGGAGCGAATGTTTTTGTAGCACCAGTTTATTCAGACTTGCTAGCGACTAAAAAATTAACGCCAGCAGAGAAAATAGTTTTCATTAGAATCTCTTTCTTAAAGTATGTCAGTATAGGTTGGGAAGAATTATCAGAAGGAACTGGAATACCAGTCGAAGAATTAGAGCCGATCGTGGATAGCCTTTTTGAGAAAGGTGCAATCAAAAAACTTGATGAATATTACACATATGTGAATTATAAGTTTCTAAGAGAGGAAAATTAAATGGAACAAGAAAACGATAAAAAGAAGTTCTTAGGTGCTTGGATACCTGCTGATGTTTTAAGTATGGAAAATATCAATATGACTGACAAAGTATTGTTAGGTCAAGCATTAACAATGAAAACTTTATTTGCTTCAAATGCTCATTTAGCTAAAAAAGTTGGAATGAGTGAAGATAGTGTTAGCCGTTCGATAAATAAACTCATTAAGTTGGGATTTTTGAATAAGATAGGTTTCAATGGTCGCTTCAGAAAAATTGTTGTAAGTGATGAATTCATTGAAATGCGAGATTTAGGTCTAACAGAAATTAAGAGACATGAATCTGAAGAAAAAGCTCGTTTAGAACATGTTAAAAGCCTCCGCGAAAATGCGATACTAGCTCGTGATAATACGGACCTGTCTATTGAAAAACACGATTCAGCCTCCGCAAAATCGCGAAGCTGCTTCAGCAAGATCACGACCATAAATAAAAGAGAAAAGAAAAGTGAAAATAAAAAGTTAAATAAAAATATAAAATTAAGTAATAATGGGAACGAAAATTTTGAAGAAGTTTCTTTGGAAGCAAAAGCTTCCGTGAATGTTGATTTACAAAATGAAAATTCTGAACTAAAAACAACTAAACCTGTAACCATTTCCGAATTGGTCGAATACTACAATATTCCAACCGAAGAGTATGGTCGAAAGCTTTCTCGCCGTGAATTACAAATGAGAATTGAAGAATTTGAAGTTGCCGAAAGATTGGAAGCTCATAAACAGAAAATGGAACTTAAAAAACAACTTGAAGAAGAAAATACCATTAGTTTTAGTCAAAACGATCCAGAATTTATTCAAATCCAAAACACACAACCAGAACCAACTAAAAAATCAATTATAAAGCCGAATACAAGCTCTATAACAGCGTCAAATGGTCAAAATGATAATTTATCCACAATCGAAGAAGATAAGGTTGAAATCGCCGTTAAACAAGGTAAAAAGTATGAAAACACTTCAAAAGCTTATTACGACACTATTAAAGCACTTAAACTTCCGATCCGAAATCATAATAATCTAAGGGGTTACATTAAACGATTAGAAGATGAAGTTCGTGAAGAAATTGCTATTAGATATCTAAATTTTCTAAAAGATGTGTATCCATATCTCAAAGATGACGGCTATAAACCAACTATTGCAGAATCATTAGACATTTACGCAAAACGAGAATCAATTAGCAATTGGGTTAAACGACAATCTTCCAAAAAATCAAACTTGATTTAATTCGAAAAATGCCTTATAATTAAAACATAACCTTTTAATCAGAAAAATGGAGGGAAAGTGGGCAATCAAAAGGTTAAGATTAAGACATCTTTCAAAGAAGAAATTATAACAAGTGTAGAAATGGGTGAAAAAATTCAGGAGGCAATGGCTAACGATACGAATTTCATTAGAATTAGTGAAAATCCAGTCAGAATCCTTAAAACGAATACTATTCTATCTCTTGAATACTTCACAGAAAAAAGACCAGAACTAGATAGGCTTCAGCTACCGAACTCAGTTAGGGCTGCAGAAAATTCAGAAGGATATAAGAAATTTTCTATCTTAAAAAACCGAATGTTGAAGAAAAAATCTATGAAGTAGACTTAAAAATAATTATGTGATATAATAGAGAAGATAGCAAGCTGGCACTCGAAATGAATCGTGGTATAAGCACCAGCTATAAAATTTTACAGTTTAAAAGAAGCTATAAACTGAATGGTTGAGTTTTTAGGAGAGCCGATACGGATTGTCCGATTGAGTGAGTTCGACTCTCACTTCAACCTTTAGAAATTTTCAATTCTATAATGAGTAGTTTAATACGCTGGTTGCGAGGCGAAAACCATTTTCTCAGTTAGAAATAACTATGGCTTGGAGTATCGAGGAGAGAAAGAGCTTAAATGCAAGAAATTGTTGAGAGATGAAGACGGAACTTAAAACACTACGCTATATGAAACTATCGCAAAGTTCCAACCATGCAAGTAAGCTTAGAAGTAAGTTGTCTTGCCTCATTATAGATTTAAAGTTTTCTAAATTCATGTTTTCTAAGCGACCCTTTACTTTAAGGGGTTGTTTTTATTACAAAAAACTATTGACATAAGAATTATTAAGTGGTATTATCATACTATATTTCTTAATCAAAGGGCATCAAATTACATGACAAAAGACCTTCGCAGAAAAGCAAAAGTGCTTGCGTTCGACCTTGAAGTATCGCCAAATCTTGGCTGGTTCTATGGTCAATATGAAGTAAATCCTGTTAAAATTGAAAATCCACCGATCCTGCTTTCAGTTTCGTGGAAATGGTTAGGCGACAAGGGGCGACCGAAATGTCTAACTATCAACGATTGTTCGACTGTCGATCCATATGATGATTCTCTTCTTGTTAGAGAGTTATGGAAATTGATTGATGAAGCTGAAATAATCGTTGCACATAATTTAGCTTTCGATGAAAAGATGTCTAACGCATTCTTTTTACGACACGGACTACCTGCACCTTCTTGGTATAAAGGTTTTTGCACATTAAAAACAGCACGAAGGTATTTTAAGCTAGACAACAACAAACTTGACTATCTTGGAAAACTTCTTTGTGGAAATACTGGAAAAACAGCAATTACTCATGCTGATGTCTGGTATGATATGCTACACGGAAACAAACAAGAAAAGAGAAAAGCAAGCGACTTAATGAAAGAATACAATATCGTTGATGTCGAATTGCTGGAAAAAATATACAATAGACTATTACCATTCGCAAATAATCACCCGAATATGGCTTTGGCTATTGGGAATGAAGATGTATGTCCCCGTTGTGGCTTTCATGCAGATTTTAAAATTAAAGCTTATCGAAAAACTCAAGCTGGAGTTAATGCTATTCAATATCAATGTAAACATTGTCACGGCTATGTAACACGAAAACTTACAAAAGAAGAAAGAGAAGAATTAAGCTTCCACGGAAAATTAACTTCTACATTCAGAAATACAAACTACTGATGATATGATATACTTGTAAAGGGGTTTTCGTGGACAAAGATATTCAAAAAATTCTCAATATTCTACAGCAAGAACGAGAAGCTGAAGAATGCGAATGAAGCAGGTAAAAACACCTGCTTTTTTGGTGCTTAAAAACTATTGACTTTTTTGTTGAAATTATATATAATTAAAATATAAGAATAATAAAGAAAGGATATAGAATGCCACCAGTATTTTTAGAAAAATTAGTGATTGATGGTCGAGAATACGAAGTGAAAACCGACGGAACTTTCAAATCAGCACTAGAAGCTCTCAAAGAAGCCTTCGATGATAGATACGACAGATGGAACGATTTTGCAAATGATTTAGTTGGTGATGATGAATATGGACAAGAGGAAGACTATGATGAATGACATAATTGGTGCGAGATATTGGTATGAACCTACAAAGCAATATGGATATGAATTGGTATCTTTCAGAATTGTTAAATTTCAAGATGAAGAAACTAGACAACCATTTTACAAACCTTATGTAGATGTTTTTCTTGAAAAGTCTAAACTCCAAAGTAAGGAAAATTATACCTCAATCGAGGGCTATCCTGATGAAGAGTTCTTTATGGAACGATGGACTGGTGCAGAAGATGCTGACGGTGAAAAAATCTATGAGGGAGATATAGTCGAAATCCGTGGAACTGGAACTGGGACAATAAGAGTTGCAATTATAAGATATGGAAAACCTTATCCAGAAAGCGATTTGTCAGATGAATTTTATATCGAAGAACGAAATGGGAATAGTTCACTCAATTATTTAGATTTAGATGAATATTATGGAGATATAACAGTTGTTGGGAATATACACGAAGACCCAGAGTTATATGAAGAAACAAAGAAAAGAGATTGGCAATTGAATTATGTGAATTGCTTGAATTTTATGTGATGAATGGCTTGGTCAATGATAAGAAGTATAAGGATGATTTAGATAATAATGAAATTATTAAGGATCTTATAGAAGAAATATATCAAACTTTAGAGGGGGTTTACGAGAATGAATAAAGAAACTTTCATAGACTTAATGCATGGATTAGAATCACTAAACCATTTAGAGTGGGCTTTCGAGGCTTTTGTAAACCTTCATATGGACGATGACTCAGAACCGTGTCTTTATTCATCACGAGCATATTCAACCTTAGAAGAAGCTGTTATTAAAGGTCTTGCAAGAACTTTAGATTATGCAGATTATAAATATTTCAAAGATTTAATAGAAGATTACATGTTTTATAAACAAGTAACTATTATAGAAAATGATCAGGAAAAAATATTAGACACTCCAGAACAATTAGCGGATTATATCTATGGGTAAGATTTTAGTATGTGGAGATGTTCACTGCAAAAAAGCAGTGGTTGATAAAGCTTTAAAACTGTATAAAGAAAACAACTGCGATAAGTTAATTTTCATTGGCGATTACACAGATGATTGGAACGATACAGTTGAGCAAAATATAGAAATTTTAGACTATCTGTTTCATCTTAAGCATATTATGGGTGAGAAACTGATTCTATTACTTGGCAATCACGATATTTCTAACTGGATTGGTGGAGAGTTTAAATGTTCTGGATTCAGTGAAATAAAACATAGTCAATTAAAATTCTTATATGAAGCAAATAAGTATGATTTTAAGATGACTTATGCAGAAAATGGTTTTCTTATTACTCACGCAGGAGTTTGCGTTCCTTGGTTAGAATTTTTCTTGAAAGCAACAGAAAACAAGAAACTAGATGATGAGTATCTAACTAAACCAGAAAAGGTTGCAGATTTATTAAATCAGTATCAATTCAAATTAAGTTTATTCTATCCAGAAGATAGTCCACTATGGCTAAGACCTGATGAAAAAGTAGAATATCCTACATTCAAGCAAATTGTTGGACATACTCCTGTAGCTTTAATAGAAAATCCTAGAAAGAACATTATCTATATAGATACTCATTCCACTGCTCCGAATGGCGAAAGACTTGGAGATGGAACTTTTCTCATCATCAATCCAGATGGTTCGACTGAAATAGTATAAAGGTATTGATTTTTTAATAAAAATAATTTATAATATAAATATAGAAAGGAGAACATATGGCTAAACGAGGACGACCAAAAAGTGGACTAACACAGCCGACTCAAATTATTGCAATTGATAAAAAAACTCATAGACTTTTGAAAGAAATCGCAAATGAAAACGATATGACTTTGAAAGCAACTGTGAAAAAAATAGTTAAATTCTATGAAAAACAAACTGCTTAATTGGCAAACTTATTGGAGAAATGTAGAATCTCAAGAGTGGAAAAATCGATTGGGGATTATTTTTGAAATAAAAGATAAGAAAGATGAAGAAATTCTTAAAAAGGCTTCTTTCACTTTTAGTCATATTGATTTTTTCGTGTTTGGGGTAATTCCTACTTTTCAGCAAGTAAATGTTACTTATCTTCCAGGAACAAGGTATGAAGATTATCTTAAGAAATCGAGTATTTTTATGAGTAAAGACCTTGATTCTATAAGTGCAGCAAAAGCTGGTTTCTCTGGATTAGATTTAGTTTCTTCTGAAAAACAAATGCTTAAAAGTATTGCTCAATGGGACGACAAAACAATTCTTCAGCGAGTAAATAATTTCGAAAAATACAAAGAAAATATTGACAAGTAGTTTTTTCTCTGATACAATCTAAGTATTACTAAATACTTGTAAAACAAAAGAGGAAAATCAGATGGCGAAGTTAATTATGCTTCAAGGGCTTCCAGCATGTGGGAAAACAACTTGGGCTATGCAACAACTTACCGAAGGGAACTATATTCGAGTAAGTTTAAAAGAAATTGAAGAGCAAATGACTGAGAAAAATTCCAAGAAAAAAATCTCAAATGCTCTAAAAATTCGGAATGATTTACTGGAAAATATTATGAAGAATAGGACTTCAAATATTATTCTAGATGACTATAATTTAAGCATTATTTCACAGCGAGCTATAGAAAAGTTATGTCAGAAATACAATTATAATTTTGAACTAAAATCTTTCTTAGATATTCCAATCAACGAATGTATCAAGCGAGATTTGAAACGAGAAAATTCTGTAGGTCCGAAGCGTATTCAGAAACTTTACAACAAATATCTTGCACCAACTTTTCAGCGAAACCTTGAACTTTCGTGGAAGAAAAAGCGTTGTATAATGTTCTGCTTGGATTCTATTCCACGACTTGAACCGAGTTATTTTTTTACTTTAATTGTTGATAGCATAAAAGAAACATATGGCGATTATTATGTCGACTTGATTATTTTATCAAATGAACACGAAAAGCGTCGTATAGAGCTTGTATCGTGGTTAGAGAAGCATTTAATTAACATTGAAAATATTATTATGAAACCTGATGACAATTTCTCTTCTGCTTCAGATTTTAAAATTTCTAAAATAGCTGAATTGGAGAAAGAATACGGAGTGCTTGGTATTTTTGAAACAGATAATACTTTAGCAAGTCTTTGGGAATCAAAAGGTTATAATGTATTAAGAACAAGAGGGATTTCAAAAGGATGAAACCAACAATTGGATTTAGCACAGATGGTCAAGTTTTCATTAAAAATAGAGCTTGGCGAAGAAAGCGAAAAACTAAAGCAGATTTAGATAATAAACCAAAGAAATTTTATACAAAGAAAAGGAGAAAGAATGGACGCTAAAGAGTTCATGGAGTTGCGAAAACTAGTTAATGAGATTCTAAAAAATCTTAATCGAAACGACCTTGATTGGACTGTGCAAGTATCAATCAGCTCACTTGAATCACGAGGTTTAACATATTCATGTCAAATTCAATCGCCAAGTAATGCTCTTCAACCTGTAACATTCATTAAAAAGAGCTACAAGGAATTAAAAGAAGCTCTTGAGGTTGCAGCTAAAGAATTGAATACAGATCAAGTATCACTTGCTTATCATAATGCAGAAATTCAACGGTCTAAAGAAAAGCTTGATTACCATAAAAAAGAAGCAAAAGCCCTTGAAAAAAAGCTAAAATCTTGATATAATATAATTATAAAAATAATAAATCTAGAGGAGGAAAAATGGCTGGATTTAATCAAGTAACACTATTAGGTCGAATGACAGATAATGCAGATATTCGTTCGACAACAAGTGGTAAAGAAGTTGCAAAATTTACTTTAGCAGTAGATAAATTCAAGGAAGGTGCTAACTTTTTTGATGTCGAAGTATGGGGTCTTCAAGTAGATTTCATTCGAAAATACACAGGAAAAGGTCATCAGCTTCTTATCTCAGGTTATCTCGATCATCAATCTTGGGAGAAAGATGGCCAAAAACGAAGTAAAGTAGTTATCATTGCAACAAATATAGTTTCAACTCAGAAAAAAGAAACTAAATCTGAAGAAATTGAGAATTACGATCAACCAGTTGATTTGAGTGATATTCCATTCTAGATTTTTAAAAGTCGCTCACTGTTCATTTTACTGAAAAGAGGTTATTACAGCCTCTTTTTTGCTGAATCGGGAGAAAAAGGTCTGGGGGGGGTAGTATAATAGTAGATATGAAAACTAGTTTATATAATCAAATTATTTTAAAGATATCTGAAATAGAGAAAATTCTCAATGAAGGTAAGGGGTATAATCCTTATCGTGACGCTAAAGGTAGATTTGCAAATGGTCCATCTAGTGCTTTTGGCGATTATTATGTAGGTGGCTCAATGGGTAGTTACGACCGACTAGATCGTGCAGGACTTAAAGGTATTGCTTCACGAACTGGAATTGCAACAAGCCCTTTAGATTCTAAAAATACAGAAGCTTTCGCAAGAACTTCATTATGTGCAAAGGTTTCAGAAGAAAAAATAGAATCACTAAAAGATCGACTTTACACTCCAAAAAATAAAGCTAAAGTAATGCGTGACCTTCAAAGGATTCAAGCTGTCAATGACAATATTGCAGACATTGCAGACCGTATTGGTAAAGTAAGTATGATGACGAACATTGGTCTAACTCAAACTGATGTTGTAAATAGTATGAAAAACATTAGTCAGAAAGCAAAAACATTGAAAAAAGAAGCAAGCACTATTTTTGAAGGGTCTAAATCTTATAGTAATGAAGCTCCAGAAGTAGCTAAATTGGCAGAATTTCACGCTGCAGCTGCTGCAACTATTGACTCTGTAATTAGCACTCATACAAAAGACGGTAGTATGTTCCGCTTTGATTATACGAAATGGAAATAGCAAACTAACCTCAAATAGCTATATGGTATAATGGTATGGGTTAAGAATCCAGAAACTTAAACCAAAACATAAAATCTTTAGAAGATTGGAAACTGAAACAAAAACAAAGGAGAAGTTCTTATGAGCAAAAAAACTAATTTCAGTCTGTTGACTGCTTACGCTATTTCAGCTTACGCTATCTTTGCAGTAGCAAGCGATATTTTCGCAAATAAAATGCTATCTATAGGTAGTCTAACTCTTGCAGGTGGGGTGATTCTCATTCCATTCTCATTTACTATTCGAGACTTAATGCACAAAATGATTGGTTTCGAAAATTCAAAGAAAGTAGTATGGGCAACAGCTATAATTAACTTAGTTATTGCTCTGCTTCTTGTAGGTCTAGATTATTTACCAGCTGCAATTCCAGGTGTTCAGGAAAATTGGCACGCTTTAATGGGATCATCTTGGCGAGTGATTATTGCTTCATTCGTTGCACAGTTGGCTGCAGATATGATAGACACTTATGTCTTTGAATATGTTGGTAGAAAATTCGGAAATAAGGCTTGGTTACGAGTTATTCTTTCGAATTTATGTTCAACACCAGTTGACACTGTTTTCTTCTCAATGATTGCATTTTGGGGAGTTCTACCAGACGCTATTGTAATTTCTTCAATCATTAGTATGGTGATTGTTAAATTCGTTCTTTCAATTGTCATCACTCCGATCGTATATCTTTCGAAAGAGAGTGAATAATTTTAATATAGCTCCATAATTCTGGTAAATGGGGCTACTTTTTATAGAAAAGGAGATAAAAAATGCTTGAAATTTTCGGAATTTTAGCAACAATATCAGTTTTTGTTTCATTCTTATTCAGTAATGTGAAACTGATTCGCTGGTTTAATTTATTCGGGTCAATTTGCTTTGTGATTTATGGCTTCGGAATTGGAGCTATCTGGACAGGAGTGCTAAACTTTGGTCTTATCTTTGTCCAACTGTATCACTTGAATGAATTACGAAAAAACCAAAAATCTTGACTTTTTAAAGATTTTAATATATAATTAAAATATAAGTCGAAAGGCTTAAAGCACATTACAAATTTGATAGAAGAGGTGGTTTCTATGACCGAAGAAAAATTGTCTGCTAAGGAATTAGCAAAAATGATTGCTATAAACAAACTTCATGGAGAACCTGAAATTTTTGAATCTATTCAAGGTGAAGGTCGCTTTCTTGGGGTTGAAGTTACTTTCGTTCGTTTGAAAGGTTGTGTCTTAGCTTGTTCTTGGTGCGATACTAGGGACGCTTGGGATCCGAACTTCCATTTGAATGAAGGTGTTTGTAGAATGACTATTGAGGAATTGGGTGATAGATTATTATCAAACAAACCTCAACATGCAGTTATCACAGGTGGTGAACCTATGATTCAGCAAGTCAAATTAGTAAAACTGATTGATTATGTAAAAGAGCGTAATCCAGATTATAAGTTTGACATTGAAACTTGTGGTGCTATTGTTCCAAATAAACTCATTCAAGAAAGAATGGACCATTGGAATATTAGTCCAAAACTAGAAAATTCTCACAATGACCTTCGGAAGCGTAGAAATCCAAAAGCATTACAAACTCTTGCGAGTATGCCAAATTCAGACTTTAAGTTTGTAGTTAGTTGCTTGGAAGATGTAGCTGAAATCAAGGAAATTGTTGAGCTTGCTGGAATGCCTTCAGATAGAGTATTTCTTATGCCACTTGGAACAACAGTTGAAGAATTAGACAAAAATGAAGTCTATATCGATGAACTTGTTAAAGAAACTGGTTATACGAAATCTACACGAGAGCATATCCGACTTTTTGGAAATAAGAGAGGTGTTTAATATGAAAACGCAAGTTACAAAATATCATGACATCTGTGCTGGACATAGAGTCATTGGTCAAGGTGGTAAATGCGAAAGAAGTTATCACGGACATAACTATCGTATTCATTTTACTTGTGAAGGTGAAGTGCAGGAAGATGGTATGGTGATTGACTTCGGTATTATTGGAAGTCTTTTATGTAATTGGGTTGAAGAAGTCTGGGATCACAGAACTATCGTATGGGTAGAAGATCCGAACCTTAAAACTCTACAAAAAATGACTCCAGGTGGCATTGCCGTAGTAAACTTTAATCCTACTGCTGAAAATATGGCTCAATACTTACTCCAAACCATTGGTCCTCAAAAATTGACGAGAACTGGTGTGAAATTGGTCAAAGTTCGTATTGAAGAAACAGCAAAATGTTCAGCTGAAGTATCTTTATAGAAAGGGTGATTGAAATGACAAAATCACAAGAATATCTTGAACAATGTATGCGTGATATTCTCGAATCTCTTGGGGAGGATATAAATCGTGAAGGTTTACAAGACACTCCTAAACGATTCTTGAAAATGCTACATGAAGTAACTACTCCAGAAGAGTTTAATTTTACAACTTTTGAAAATGAAGGAACTGATGAAATGATTATCGTTGGTCCTACAAATTTCAATTCAACTTGTGAACATCATCTTGCACCATTTATGGGTCAAGCGTGGGTTGCTTATATTCCAGACGAAAGAATTGTTGGAATTAGTAAGTTGAGCCGTGTTGTAAAGTATTATGCTACAGCTTTACAAAACCAAGAAAGAATCACGACACAGATTGCAGATCGGCTTGAAAAAGAGCTGAAACCAAAAGGTGTTGCAGTATTTCTTGAAGCTTCTCATACTTGTATGGGTTGCCGTGGAGTTAGAACTCCAGAAGCTAAAACTATAACTACTAAACTTACTGGTTCGTTTAAAGAAAATCACGAAACCAGAAATGAGTTCTTACAGTTAGTTAGAAGAAGCTAAACTTGCCCCCCTTAAATTAAAATGGGGGGTTTTCATCAAAAAATAGTTAGGAGCTTAAAAATGCCAGGAAAAATCAATAGTTTAACAAACGAACAACAAGCAGAATTGCTTAAAAATACTTACAATGTTGAAAAGCTTGAAATGACAGAGCAAGTTCAGCATAATTGCCCTCTAGGAGAACAAGTTGGAGTTACCACATATAGAATCCAAGTTGTGCCTGGAAATCAATTAGCAGAGCTTATTCAATTGCATTGGGACATTCAAGAAATGGTTGGTGAAACATATACTCTTGAAAGTGGTGCAGATCATGTCTTACAGATTTTGAAAAAGCACTATACTGACGCAAAATTCATTCAAGTTGTCAGCTCTTGTCCATCAAATAGGCATATGGCTGTAGATGTAACTGTATCGTATAAGGGGTGATTGATATGCTTTATCGGTTAGTTAATAGTAAGAAACAATCCCCTTGGCAAGTAGAATATGAAAGATTGTATCAGAAATACTTAAAGATTAAGCCTCGAGATATTTCAATTGAAGATTTAGAAAGTGGCAAGGTTATAGTAAGACGAGTTGATACTCTCTGGATTATGCACTATGAAGATCTTAATAAGCAGGCAGTCATAGATTGTCCAGCTTACAAGATTACTCAAGCCAATGGGACGGCAGCAAATCCATATTGCTATCAAGTAGATCGTGAAGAAGAATTAAAAACTCTTTCACATATTGATAAAGTATTAGTCTTTAATCAAGAAATGAAGGAAGCACTAACAAACTTCTTTGGGGTTGATAAATTTGAAGTGATTGGGTTTCCAGTTGAGGTGAATATACCTCCGAAGAAAAAGAAAAAACAGATTCTAGTTTCTGGAAGAATATCTCCAGACAAACAATTCTATCTGGCAACTTTTCTATTAGCTAACCTTAAGAAGGACTACAAAGTAATTTTTACTTTTCCGAAAGGTGAAGATAAGTGGAAAGAATTGTATGATATAGATAGGTTTGGTATAGAATACAAACAGTGTTCAAGAGATGAATATCTAGAAATACTAGCTGAATCTGAATTTTATTTCACTTGCTCATTGGGTGATATTAGTTCTGTTAGTTTAGTTGAAGCCTTATTCTTGGGTTGTTATCCAGTAATTCCACAGTTTACGGAACCTTTGCCCGTTTATGACGACTATGTATCAATTGGGTATGAACCTTTCTCAAGAAGATCGGTAGAAAACTTAATAAAGAAGAAACCTGATTTTACTTGGGATTCAAGTATGTCCAATCCAGAACTTTGTGCCAGAAGGCTAGAAAATATGTTAAGGAGTAAAAAGCGATGAAATATTTAGTTGATATTGATGGTGTTTTGTGTAGAAATGGTCTACCTGAAAATTATGCTACTGCAGAGCCGATTGCTGAAAAAATCGAAGATGTCAATGCTATTTTTGATGAAGGTAATGAAGTGGTTCTATATACTTCTCGATTGTCAGAAGATAGGGCTGTTACTGAAAAATGGCTAAAAGATAATGGTGTAAAATATAGCTCGATTATCTTTGACAAGCCTACTGCAGACTATTACATAGATGATAAGGCATTGAATTTCTTGCCTGCTCATTCTGCTAAACTAAACCGTAAGAAGTTAGCAATCTGCATTTCTGGTGGTATGGATAGTTATATCGCTTATTTCTGGGCAATTAAAAAGCTTGGATATAAGAAGGAAGATATAATCTGTATCAATTTTGACATTGGTCACCCTTACGCAAAAAAAGAGCAGGAAGCACTTAAGAAGTTAGGTATTCCATATACGACTATTCACATTGATCTTTTGCGAGAGTCTTTTGGAAATATGCCAACAGAAACAAAATATGTAATTCCAGCTCGAAATATGATTTTTTCAACAATCGCAGCAGGGTTTGCAGAGCGTGTTTGGATTATGGGCATGAAGTTCGAGAATCATTATTTAATGTATGACAAAAATGATGATTTCTTCCGAATTGCTTCGGCCTGCCTAACACAATCTATTGGTTCTCAAACAATTGTAGAATCTCCTTTTATTGACTATACAAAAACAGACATTATTCAATGGGCTGTTGACAATAAATTGGAGAAGCTGCATGAAACAACCTCTTGTTATCACCCTACACTTCATAGATGTGGGGAATGCTCACTATGTTTTAAGAGATTTGTTGCTATGATGGCTTGTGGAGTAGAGGAAAAATTCTCTAGCGATCCACGAAAATCAGAAGAAGCACAACGACTTGTTACTGTCTATAAAGAAGCTATTAGAAAAAATGACTTCTCTCATTACCAAAAAGACAGAATCTTAGAAACTTTTGATATAATGGGTATAAAAATATAATACTTATGAAGGAATAAATTTAGATGATACTTTTTTTCGCTGGAAGTGAGCCAAAAAAATATCGAGAAATTTTACATGAGGGGGGGGCTGAAAATGCCCTCCAGTCTTTTTTCTCGTTAGGGATTGGTAGGCAAGAACCTTGTAATAAGGAATTTAGAAATTATTTACTTGATTCGGGTGGGTTTTCTGCTCGAATGAGAGATGTTGAAATTGATGTCAGGAAATATGCTGAATATCTCAACAAATATAATATATCGTTTGCATTCAATTTAGACACGAATGATATTGAAGAAAGTCTTCGTAATCAGAAATTCTTGGAAGAAAATACAAATACATACATTATGCCAGTCTATCATGGTGTTGAATGGGCTGATGACAAGTATAGAGATTTAATTGACTATTACTGTGAATTTTATCCATATATCGCAGTGGGAGGTTTAGCAGGGCGAGAGGGAACTCGAGATAATGCTGATAGATTCTTGCGATATGTTTTTTCAAAAACAAGAAATAAAACAATGGTTCATGGATTAGGAGTTACTTCAGATCGACTTCTTAAAACTTATCCTTTCGCAACTGTTGATTCAACAAGTTGGACAGCAATGGCTCGATTCGCAACCAGTCGTGTTCACGATAATGATACTGCTAAAATTTTAGCTAAAACTAGACATTACTCAAAGAACCTTGTTGGTGAAGTTATGTTTTGGACAGATGTGCAGAAAGATGTAACTACTTTATGGAAGAAGCGAGGAATAACTTGGGGAGAATTAGATAAACCAAAATTCTTAGAATACGCTAAAAATAGACCAACTTACCATGAATGGAAGAATAAAAAACATTAGATAAGATATTTTAGTGATCAAATAGCCTTATCGGTGCATTTGCTAAAATTAAAAGAGTTAATACAAACTTGAAAGAAAGGTTTATAATGGCTCTAGCAAATTACGATCCAAAAAATATCAAGAAAGTCAAGATTGACGAAGTTGAAGTCAATGACTACAATCCGAAAGCAAAAGAAACAAAAGAATATCAGAATGTTGTAAAAAGTCTTCGAATAAATGGTCTTCAGCAACCGATTATGGTTCGAGAGCTGAACGGAAAATATGTTATCGTCGATGGTGAACAACGATATACTGCAGCTAAAGAATTAGGCTTTGAAGAAATTTACATTTACAACTTTGGTGAAATTTCAGATGAAGACGCTAAGGCAACTACTATCTGGATGGAGGTCCAAGTTCCATTTGACCAGATTGACCTTGCTCCGATTGCTCTTGAATTACATGAACAAGGTTTTGAACTACCTTTTACAGATTTACAGCTTGATGATTTTAAGCATATTGCAGAATTTGATTTTGACTCATATGTAGCAGAAGATAATCTTCCAGTTAAAAATGATAATTCAGAAAAAACATATCAGATTAAGATTAAACTATCTAAAGAACAATTAGATGAAATAAATGAAGCTATCAAAGGTATGGTTGAAGGAGAGAATATTGGTGAAGCACATGCACTTGAATTATTAGTTGCAATGGGTTATGAAAAATACCAAGCAGAAAACTATACACCTGAAAATACTGATATAAATGAATTGTAATTCAATAGTAAAAGACCTCTATCTCAAGGGGTCTTTTAAAATACAAAAAATCTTTTAGAAAACCCTTGACTTTTTTGTGATTATGAATTATAATTATACTATAATAAAAATATAGTAAGAAAGGATATAAAATGATAACTATTAGTAAAGATCAATTCGGATATGAAGCAATTAAAAGGGCTGAAATCGAAAATGTTAAAAAGGGGTATAAGCGTCTAGCTAAGAAAAATTTTGATAAATTAGTATTAGGTTACGACATTTTTGAAAATCGTATGATTCTAGTTTTAGACGGACATGTATTACCACGGCAGATTAAACGAAAATCTGAGGGTGAAAAAGTTACAGATATAACTTCTAGATATGCTTTTAAAGAAAAAGGGGTTGGACAATGTTAGACGACCTTATGCCAGAAAATATGATTTCTCTAAAGTTCGGAGATATGAAAAAAGGATATAAATTTACTGAAGAATTTGCAGAAAAATATAATTTTTTTACTAAAGAATTTCGTAATTTTTTCCTTAATAAAGAAAGTTATTTTAAAAACCCTTATCAAGTTCTAGACTATATCGACCAAAAAGAAATTCCAGTATTTTTCTTTTTCGACTTCGATGGCAGGCTTTCAAACAATACAGATACTGTTCGAGATTATATTGAAGATTATGGAACATATATTAAAACAAGCTCAATGGTAGTAGAGATTAAAAAAGATTACGGAGCTAACATTCAAGTAAAGGTAAATCTACTAGAAAATTATAAAGATTTTGATATTAAGAAAAAAGATAATTTAATAAGTATTGAACCTGATGATAACTATAAAGATTTTGTAAAAATTCAAAAACTTGAAGGAATTGAAAATCTAGAAACAGCTAAAAAAATAATTGATGAATATTGGGAGAAAAAAGAAGAGGAAAATAAATATGTAGATTATTGTAATGAAATGTTACGAAAAAGAGCAACAAGATATTCAATTAAAAAATATTAAAGGAGAAAGAATATGGCAGGTAACAAACTTGGAGCAGCAAAAGCAAGACAAAAAGTTATTGAACTTTACGGTAAAGATTTTTATAAAAAGATTGGTCATAAAGGTGGTTCAAATGGAACTACTGGAGGATTCGCAAGTGATAAACTTGGCAAAGATGGACTAACTGGAAAACAAAGAGCGTCCGTTGCAGGTAGGATTGGCGGAATAAATTCTACTCGAAAAGGTATTAAAAATGGTCAAGGAAAATTAGCTAGAATCTAAAAAAGAAAACCCCTAGTAATAAGGGGGTCTTTTTTTTTGTTATAATAGAAACAGACGGAAAATAATAACGGAAAGACGGGAGAAAATGACTGAGTATCCACGAGGACAACATCCTAACAGTATATCTACACGATTTAGCAGCGAAAACCAGCCCGCAAATAAAGGCCGAAAAAAAGGCACAAGGTCGTGGGACGCTGTATTTCGCAAAGTATTAAATAATAAAGAATTTCAAAAAACTTATCTAAAAACACTTCCAGCACAATGGAATGATATCATTGAGAACACTCCAGCAGAATTGATGGCAGCTGGCTTTATTATGAGTGTCAGCAAAGAGGTTGCTAAAGCTGTCCAGGAAGATAAACTTCTATCTAAAGATGTTCGTGACGCTATCATGCAATTAAATAAACTTGGATTCGGCGATAAGGTTGTAGTTGAACCTGATGAAAGTATTTTCGATAAAGTGAATCTAAACTTCAATGTTATTCAATCTGCAAGGACGGAGGATACATTGAGCGATGAAACAGAATGATAATATCACGATCAGTGAGCTTCAGAAATTAGCGATTGAGTTATTCGATGATAAAGACACTGTTGAAATTATCTTCGGAGGTTCAGCTGGGGGTTCAAAATCTATGGCTATTGGAATCCTTGCACTACTATGTTGTATTAGATATCCAGGAGTTCGAATAGGTATTGGGCGAAAGGACTTGACTCAACTTAAGAAAACAACTCTTGCAACCCTTTTAGGAAAGGTTCACGCACTTTTTGGAATTGACAAAACAGATTTCAAACAAGGAATGGATGGTTCAATAACTTATAGGAATGGTTCAACAATCCTACCGATTGAATTAGCATACTATCCTTCAGATCCAGACTTCAACCGACTCGGAAGCTTGGAGCTTACTCATATGTTTATTGATGAGATTGGTGAATTACCAGAAAAATCTTATAATGCTATCAAATCTCGTGTTGGGCGATGGAAGAATGATGAATACGGATTAACACCTAAAATTCTCTCAACCTGCAACCCTTCAATGAATTTTATTAAACAAGATTTCTTTGATATATACGACAAGCTTGGTGGTGGAACAATTCAGCGATGGCAACACGGATTTACTATTGTAGACGGACAGAGAATCCCTGCATATAAAGCTTTCGTGCGTTCATCTGTATATGATAATCCCTTTATTGAAAGGTCTTACATTGAAACTCTAAAACGACTTCCAGATCAAGAAAGGCGTCGTTTACTAGATGGTAACTGGAATTATGTTGATGATGATTCCTCACTCTTTAAAAATTCATTATTACACCGAGCTACAACTTTTACAATTCCAGAAGGTTCAGAAAAACTAGACACTTTCATTGGGGTCGATGTGGCAGATAAAGGTAAAGACAAATCTATTTTCTCACTTCTAAGAAATGGTGTTTTAGTTGCACAAAAAGAATCTTCTGTTCAAATGACTTGGGATGAAAACAAACAAGATGGAATTCCGATGTCTAGATTATTAGCAGATGAATTGATCGACTTCGCACAAAAGAATGGTCTTACACAATCTGCAGCTCGACATATTGCAGTTGAAACAAATGGTGTTGGAGTTGGGTTAAGGGACTTTATGAAAGACCGTGGGTGGCGAATTACAGAATATACTGCTACTCACAAATCTCGTTCTGAAAACTACTACCAAATGATGTTAGATATGGATTCAGGTGATTTAAAAATAGCTCACGATCTTAAAGACTTAGATATTTTAAAAGCAGAACTTTTGGTTCATACTTACCAAATGGACAATCAAGTTCCAAGTGTTGTTAAGAAAGAGAAAATCAAAAGCATGATTGGTCGCTCGCCAGACCGTGCCGACTCCTTTATGATTGCAAATTTTGTCCGAAACTGGATTCAGAATCCTCAAAATGACCCTCGTAGAAATAGGAATAGGATTGTATGGTAAAAAAGAGAAAAAATGTCAGAAGAATGCACCTTCATTGGTTCTTATATCTTTTAGAATTAGAAGATAAGCATTATTATGTAGGTATTAGCACAGATCCTGTTCGAAGATTTAAACAGCACAACAGTGGTCAAGGGGCGAGGTTTACTGGAAGATTCAAGCCAGTTAAAATGCTTACATATAAATACATTGGAAAATGCACGCAACGAGAAGCTGAAAGATATGAAGACGCTCTATCTTTAGAAATGATTCAAACTCTTGGGAATGTTAGAGTTAAAGGGGGTAGATTTTTCAGATATAAGACTAAAGAAGAAATTTACGCTCGAAATTATAAAAAAACTCCTGAAAAATATCGGAGGTTCATTATGTTCGAAAAATTTCTGTAAGTATGTCTTTATTTTTCGCTGCTAGTATATTATAATAAAAATATGAGAATCAATTGGACACAAAAAGGGGGTCCATTCAGACCTCCCTTGCTGAAATCCACCTTAACAAAGTTTCAGCAATAATAAGTATATCACATTTGAAAAAATAATGCAATACTTAATAAACGAAAATCATCCAAAGATTTAAAAATGGCTTCAACGGTGTGGAAAACTAAATTGGGCAAAGACCCGACCTTGATAATAAAGACACACTTTAACTTATATCCCGAGGGGCTTAGAAATAAGTGTAGGAGGGAAAGCGTGAAGAAAGAAAGTCGCAGGAAAGTTGAAGGACAGAACCTTTGACACTGAACAGTCCATATTGAACAGTTAAGGAAATACACCCTTATTATATAATCAAGGGGAGGAGAAATAATGTCTATTTTTTATTATTCTAAAGAATGTGGGAGTTGTCATTTACCACAAGAAATAGCTCTTATGAAAAGTTACTGCCAAGAAAAGGGTGTTGATTTTTCAGAACGAAGGACTCTTTTTTGGGACAGATTTGAAAAAGAAGCAGATGACATTTCAAAAGCTTACAATGTAGAACTTCCATTTTTTTATTCATCAAATAACAAAGAGGTTGCAAAACCAGAAACTATGAAAAATATTGAAAAACTAAAAGAGTTTATTGAAAGGGAGAAGAATGCGAGTTAATCTATCTTTTTCATTGAATCTGAACTCGAAAGGTTACAATCCCTATCGAGATTCAAAAGGAAGGTTCGACCGTGGACCGATTAAAGCAGCAGCGTCATCTTATAACAAAATACTTAAACTTCAAGAAGATTTATTTTGGGCTCAGATGAATCCACAAACTGCAAAAATTGTTAAAGAGCAAATGGCTTACGAATCCAGAAGAATTAGCAATATCTATAAAAATGTTTTCAAATCGAATGGTCTATCTGCTGAATATTCTAAACAACGATTTAGGCTGAATGAATGGAGTCGAGGCAATGGGTATAGAGATTCAAAAACTGGATTATATAAACAAACTCCTGCTCTAGAAAAATTCAAAGACAGTCCAGCACAAAAACTACATTCAGCTATTACACAAAGTATTCTTAAAGAAGCTGGAGTGAAAGAGATTATAGTCTACCGTGGTGAACGAGAAGGGCTTAAAGCGAAAGGTCTTACTTCATTCACTGATCATCCTGATGTAGCACAGAGCTTCGGCAATGTGAAGAAAAAGACTATTTCTGTTGATAAGATTGTTGCTCATCATCTTTTAGATAGTAACTTTCGCTATAAAAGTGAAAATGAGGTTATTCTAGACCTGTAAGACTTGACTTTTTCAATGAAATACATTATAATAATAATTATAATAGTAAAAGGAGTAAGATGTCTGATAAAGAAAAATTAAAGGAACTGTTGGCAAGACCTGTAGATCATATAACGAATGATGAAGCTAATTTCATGATTCAAAATTTACGAAAGCTACGAGAAGAGGTTCTTAAAAAACTAGAAGGGTCACCAGAAGAAAAATTAGCTAAAATCCAGAAAATGAACTTTGAAGAACGCTTGGAGGTTTACTTTGGAGAATAATATCACTATTATGAAATACCGAATTGGGAATCAGTATTTCTTCAAGGTTTTAGATAAATTCGATATTCCAGATGAAGTAGAGCGTCTAGATGAGATGATTAGGATTTCCAAGGAATTAGCATCTCAATACGAAGACTATGAGCAGCTCTGGATTAAAAACACACCAATCATTTAAAAATGAAAGAACCAAAATGTAAAATCTGTGGGGGCAAACATTATAAATTTCAATGCTGGCAAAATCCTAGAAAGTCTATAGAAAGCAAAAAGCCTCTCAAACCGCTTAAAATCGCCGTAGAATCGAAGATAAAATCAAACACGACTAAGTTATCATCTTCAAAGAAAAACGAGCGTAAAAGCCTTGTAAATAAGCTAGATAGATTATGTTCGGAGATCGTAAGGAAAAAAGGTTGTAATTCAGCAGGAGAGAATTGGTGTTATACTTGTGGAGTTAAAAAACCTTGGAAAGAATTAGATTGTGGTCATTTTTATTCAAGAAGATTCATCAACACTCGATGGGACTTTGACAATATGAAGCCACAATGTATATTTTGTAATAGAAACCTTGGTGGAAATCTAGAAGTTTATGAAAAAAAGCTTAGAAGAGAGCTTGGTGAAGATAAATTCAACGAATTATTATTAAAATCTAGAGCTAACACTAAAATTTCTACAGTAGAACTCGCAGAAAAACTTGAAAATCTGAAGAAAAACTATAAAATACCCTGAAAATGGGTATTTTTTTGAAAAAAGTCGAGAAAATTGCAAAAAACCCTTGACTTTTTCACTCAAATGAATTATAATTATAATATAAATAAATTATAAAGAAAGGATATAAAATATGAACTATAAAATTTATCTAGACCAAATTCAGGATCTAACAAATCAAATGGACGAAGCCATTAAAGAAAAAGATGTGGAATTGTTCGACCAGTTGTTGGATACACGATTGGACATTATCGAAGAGGCTGAAGAATATGCTATCGAAAATAACGATAATGTAGACGCTTTATTAACAAAAATCAAAAGAATCATTGGTTAATTAAAAAGAAAGGGCTGTAATGAAATTCAATTTTTTCAAAAAGAAGAAAGGTTCTATAAAAATTAAACAGCCCTTGACTTATCGTAAAAAGATTGAAGTCAAGGTTATAGAGCCAGAGTGGAAACGCTATATTGAAATTTAATAAAGGGTGAAAAAAGAAAGGAAGGATATAATTATGGAAAATGTAATTCAATTAAAATTCGGCGACATGCGAAAAGGTTATTCATTTACTGAAGAGTTTTGTAAGAAGTATAAGTACTTTACAACAGAGTTCGCAAAGTATTGGGAAGAAAAAGAAAGCTACTTTAAAAATCCATACCAGATTTTAGATTATGTTCTAAGGTATAACATTCCAGTAGATTTTTATTTCGACTTTACAGATGAATATGCTAAAAGTTATAAACAAATTCGAGAATATTTAGAATTTGAAGGAGCATTTCCAAAACCTACAATGGTGAATGTCAAAGACTTAAATGAAAATTATCAATTAAAAGTGAGGATCGCATAATGAAAGAAATGAAACCTACATTAGATGAGTATATGGTATTCGTTAATTCGGAAGAAACTTATAAGTATATTGCTAAAGAGCTTTCTTGTGGAGCAATTAAAAAGCCACAATCATATCTCTTAGCTTGGGCAGACAATCGAGAAACTATGCTAACTATTCTGTTAGCAACCTCTCCAAAATTTACATTCGAGAATAGGTTGAACTTCCAACACGGAACAAGGTTTGATGACTTATTCGTGAGTATCATAGGTCATGGAGCATTCGGCTTCGAAATAACAGATCAAGAAATCCATCCTGCATATTTTGAAGAAAAACTTGGTATTTATTCACAAGAACTTGCAGATTTTATCAATGGTGTAAGGAGATATCTATAATGCAATTTAACGACAACTTAAAAGACCTTATGCAGAAATGGGAAGAAGTAGCGTCTATATGTCACCATAAGGAAAGGGATTCAGAAATCTATATTGAAATGGAATATCATTGGGGATTGACATATTACTCTATAATAGCTAAATCATACTTAACAGATGAAATGCTTGACGAAAACGCTAAAACTTGGTGGGAAGTAGAAACAATTATTGAAAATTATTATAAAAGGCTTATTGCTTCATTTAAGAAACATTGTGATGTAGTTCTCAAAAATCCAAAAGATTGGGATCAAGATCAAGTGGAGCAAGCTGAGAAGTTCTATAAAGTTTTCGGTAAAGAATAGTTAATTAAAAGCTTGACAATTTCTTTAATAGCAATTATAATAATAAGAGAATGCAGATTAATAATTAGCTTCACTGTCACCCGAATTATAAGCTCACTTTCTTTTTATTTATATTTTATATCCTTGGGGTATAGTTCGGGTGGTTGTGGAACTAAAGGGGTGAAAATAGAATGCGGTTTTCTCTGGAAGGCTTTGACTTGGACATCGGCAAATCAATATCTGCTCCACTACAATACAAAGGGTTAATCACCCTTTTTATTTTTTGCTACAAGATACCTGAATGTGGTATAATAGTAGTAATGGAATCTATCTCTTTTTTTGATATTATTTTAATAGCATTATCTATATGGAAAATTCACGATCTATGTTTTAAGTATTGGGAATTAAAAGCAGAGAGAATATTAAACGAAAAGCTGATTCGTTTCTATGCTGAACATACATACAAGGTAATGAATAATAAAGAAGAGTATAACGAAGCTCCACAAGAAATCTATGATTGGTTAACAGATAGCTTCATAGAATGGCAAGAATACCAGTCAAATAACAAAGAATAATTTTTAAGGAATCTTGATGGGATTATTTAATACAATAACGAATGCAATTTTTCCAGAACGGAAACAAAAAAATAATTACACGAGAGGCAATGACTTCCTAAAATATGGCAACAGAAATACTTTATATCCTACTTGGTCTGAAGTAAAGCTTACAGAAATGGATGTGTATAAGGGCTATGCTTATGCAGCAATCCAAAAACGAAGCAATAAGGTTGCTAAACTTGCAAAAGAAAATCTTCGAACTTGGGCAAATGACACAACTCTTGCAAAAATGTCCAAATATAATATGACTCCAACACACCCTTATCTAAGGATTATTGAAGGTTCTACTAAATTTTCACAGAAGAAATTCTGGAAAGATATTTCAATTTATCTAGACCTTGTTGGTGTTTACTATCTTGGAGTAGTTCGAGGTCACCAAGAATTAGTTGATGGTAGTGAAATCTATGGAGATGTAAAAGAGTTTATTCTCCTTAATCCACTTGAAATTAAACGAGTGGTCAATAAAAATGGAGAAGTCGCTGGTTATGTAGAACAGAAACCAGATGGGCGAAGTCGTGAGTGGCAAAAGCACCAAATTATTGAAATGCGTGAGCTTAATCCAAAAGATGAAGACAAACTTTACTCAATGGTGTCTGCTGGTAAAGAATCTATCTACACTATCAATCAAGCAACGGACTACGCTCGACAAACAATCAATGGGAACTTAAATGCTCCAGGTATTTTAACTACTGATGTCGTTCTCCAAGATGAAGACTTTGCTAACTTTGTTGCTCGAATTAAAAATTCACAAAAGGGTGAACCTCTTTTCGCAAACGGTTCTGGTGCTATTAACTGGCAACCTATGCAAATCAATTTAGATCAAGCAGCACTCTTAAACATTAAATCTGGAAGCCGTGATGAATTTTTCGCAGTATCTGGAACAAGTAAAACAGTATTAGGTATTGAAGAATCTGGAACGACAAGGGAGACAGCTCGCACTCAAACTGAACTATTCCTTTCTGATGTGGTTGAACCTCGGGTTGAAGATATTATTGACTTCCTAAACCTTGACTACAAAACTAAGTATCCTGTTCAATATAAGACATACGGCTACTTAATTGAATTAGTATCATCAAGCACAAGGGACTACGACACAGACATTAAAGCTCTGCAATTAAAACGAGAAGAATATCAATTAGCACAAGACATGATTGATATGGGTTATACAAAAGAAAGCTCAATTCAATATGCTAAAGGTGAAATTGATCTAGACCAAATCCAACAGATAGATTTTGGTGAACTTCAAAAAGAACTTGAAGCAGAACGATCTGATGAGAGTTCAGATACTCCACCAGAATCAGAACAACCAGAAGACTCTCAAGAATCTACTGAAGAAGAATCTGAAGAAAAAGAACAAACAAATGACAGTCAATCACTGAAAGTTCTAGAAAACGAAGATGGTGAATTAGCATTTAAAGAAGAGTTCAATGGCTGGCTAGCAGGAGTAGTTAAACCTATCGAAGTTCGCAAGCGTCTAAAAGCTATTGGTAAAATTAAATATCTTGTCGAGGGTGATGAAATTAAAGACTTCTCAAATGTTCCTGCAGAAGATGTTCCTCACTTCACTTTAATGTATGGGCTAAAAGACCAACCATATGAAATCAAAGATTTAATCGATGGGGCTATCAATGGTCTTAAAGAAGTATCTATTAAAAAGATCTCACACTTTGAATTAGACTATGCAAATTGTCTAGTGGCTATTCTAGATAAGACTCCAGAACTTCTAAAAGCTCGCAACAATCTTGAAAAACTTCCACACCAAGAAGAAGAGTTCGGCTTCAGCAATCCTCATATTACATTGGCTTATATTGACAAGGGTGAAGATATGAAACCATACTATGAGCTATTCGAAGACTTACCTGGACAAATTCTAGATGTGGTCGCAATTGATTATGGTAAAGGTTACGAAGAAGGTCTTTATAAAAAAATAGCAAACGATGATACTGAAGAACATCACCACGAAGATTCAGAACACGATCACGAAGAAAACTTCCACACTCACGAAGATGGTTCTATCTGCACTCACTGTCACGAAACACCAAAAATAGAAACCTACCACAATGACTTATCAGAAGAAGATTCAGAAATTCTCGATGGTGCATATAAAACATTTATAAATCAAATTAGACAGATTCAAAAAACAGCTATCAATAAAGCTATCTCAAAAGTAACTGTCAATTCATTCGAGGAAGAAGATATTCTGGAAGCTGAAGACAAAGAAGAAATTCAGAACAAATTAGAAGAAGCAGTCAAAGACTATTGGTGGATTATCCTTCCAATCTTTGCAAATACTCTTTTCGGTCAACGAAACAATCAATTCAAAACAAACCGTAACTTTATATTCTCGCAAGAAATTAAAGACAAAGTATTAGCAAACGCTGTAAAGGTTTCACAAGGGCATATTCAAACAGTTATCAGTAATATTTTAGTGGCAAGCAATAGGGCTTACAAGAATATTCTTGAAGAATTGGCGACTAACTTAATCACTGAAGCTTATGATAAAAATCCAGAAAAATTCTCAGAATACTTTGAAACGAAACCAACTGAAGTCCAAATTAAAAAAGCTCTTCACTCAACAGACATTCTAGAAAAGAATCGCAAGATTTACGAGAAGGCAAACCGAATGGTGACAGATGGCTACAGTCGAGGAGAAATCATCAAAGCTATTAGAGCTGAATATAACAATCTTTCAACTAAACGAGCAACTGTTATCGCAAGGAACGAAACATCAAGAGCTTTCGTAAATAGTCAATATCAAGCAGACTTGCAATTTCTAAACTCTATTGGTAAAATGGACTTAGCATATAAAGAACTTTATAGTCGAAGTGGCGACCCTTGTCCAGTCTGTAAAGAAATCATCAATCAAGGACCAGTGCCTTTCACTAAACCGTTTATCGCATTGGGCGAAACTATCAACACGGTAGTCAATGGTAAAGAAAGTTCTTTCACAGCAAACTACGAAGATATTGATGGAGGAGTAGTTCACCCTCAATGCACTTGTCAATATCGCTTGATCATTAAAGATGAACACAATGGTCTAGTAAGTAAATACAATTCGCTAGAAACTAAAGAACAAGGAGTTCTAAATGATAAGACTGAATAATAATAGTCTAGGAACTTTTATGCGAGGGGATTCAGCAATCGTCCCTTGGAGCTGGAAAAAACGCAGCTCTGAGGGTCAGCTCACTCCTATCTCACTCGTTGGCTACAAAGCTTCAATGACTATCAAAAGCAACAACTACGATCTATCTGCTGATGACCAAACACCTGATGAAATGGAACGCACAACAGCTAAAGGCTATAACAATACATTCTTCAAAATTGATGTAGACTGCGACAATCCAACTCAAATGCACAACATAGCACCAGCTAAAGGGGAAATTCAATTCCACCTACCAAAGCAGGCTACTTGGGTTGAACCAGGAAAATACGCAGTGGATATTGTAGTAGAGAATAAAGCTTCAAAATGGACTACAACAGTATTCTCAGGAACTTTAGAGATTGTTGGTCACCCTACAAACCGACTAACTACAGATGGTCCAGATAGCTGGAGGGGGTAACAAATGGAAGGTCAACAACTAACTGGTGAATCAATCAAACTCAACGATCGATCACAATCCTCAATCTCTTCTGCTATTAAAGCTATTCAACAAACCCTTAAAAATAAAGCAGACAAACTTGATACTTATACTCAAGAAGAAATAGAAGCTTTACTTGAAGACCTAAAAGCTCTTTCACAAACTGAAGATCAGAAAATCCTTGACCTACTGAATTCCCTCCAAGAATCTAAACTTGACAAAGAATCAGGCAAAGGTCTATCTACTAACGACTTCACGAATGAACTTAAACTCAAGCTCGAAAATCTCAAGCAAGGTCTAGATGGTGAAAAAGGAGATACAGGTGACAATGGTCTATCTGCTTACGAATTAGCTAAACAAGAAGGATTTAATGGTTCTCTAACAGATTGGATTAAGTCGCTTAAAGGGGAAAAAGGTGAAAAAGGGCAATCGGGTTCAGACGGACTGGACGGTAAGCAAGGTGAAAGGGGTTTATCTGCTTATGAGATAGCTGTTAGAAATGGATTCAGAGGAACTGAAAATCAATGGCTTCAATCCCTTAAAGGTAAAGATGGAAAAACTGTTTCAGGTGGCTTTGGTGTTGCTGGAGCTTCTGCATATCAAATAGCAGTTCGCAATGGCTTCAAAGGCACTGAACAAGAATGGCTAGCAAGTCTTAAAGGTTCTGGCAATGGTGGATATGATGACGCAGAAATCCGAAATGAAATTTTGAATATTAAAAATCAAATCGGAAATCTATCCAGTGGTTCTGACTCTAACTATGTTCACAATCAATCACAGCCTTTAGATACTTGGTCCATTACTCACAATCTAAATAAGTATCCAAGCGTCACTGTTATTGATTCAGCAGGTTCAAAGGTTGAAGGAACTGTCACCTACATTAGCAATGAAGAAATTAAAATTGAGTTTAGCTCACCATTCAGTGGGAAAGTAATTCTAAATTAAACAAGGAAAAAACAATGGCACGAAATTTTTTAACGAATATCAACTTAAATAAGAATCAGTTACTTAATGCAGTCATCCAGAATGTAGCTGTAGATCCAGCAGGTAGTAAAGGTCAAGTTATCTTTAATACCACTGCAAATGTATTCAAATACCATAATGGCACTAAATGGGTGAATCTTGATGTATCTCGAGATGATATCAACGCTCTAGTAACAAATATTGATGTATCAAAAATCAATTGGGCAGGTGTAGATCAAGGCAAAGCAGCTTCTATTGTTACAGCTCTTAACAAAGGTAAAGACGGCACTGTTAAATTAGATCGCAAATTAGTTGATGGTCTAGATCAAGCTCTCCAAAATGCCTCGATGACAGGCGAAGCTATTGTTGACGCAGTTAATGGTCAAACAACAAAGAAAATCCAAGCAGCTAAAATTGATGGTATCGACAACATTGCACAGACTAAAGCAGACAACGCTCTTAACCAAGCTAAAACTTATGCAGATGGAATTAAGACAGCTCTTATCAATTCGGCTTCAACTGACTATGATACTTTCAAAGAAATCGAAACTGCTATCAAACGAAACGCAAGTGCTTTACAAGCTATTAGTGGAGTAACTAAAAAATTCACAAAAGAAATCGGTGATGGTGTAGCTCTTAAGCACGCAGTGGTGCATAACCTTAATACTCAAGATGTTATTGTTCAAGTATCAACAGCAGTCGCCCCTTATGAAGTAGTAGAAGCAGATATTACAATCAAAGACAACAACACTATTGAAGTTGAAACAGCAACTCCGATTCAAGCAAATGCTAAATTAAAAGTCGTAGTAATTGGGTAGGTAAAATATGAAGTCTTTTGGTAAAAGCAATTCAGATAAAGACATCGTTACACACGATAGTCTTAATGCTAAGCTTAATACGAAGGCAAATACCAACCATACTCATACAATAGCTCAAATAACTAATTTACAGGCTTCTCTCGACGCTAAAGCCCCTAAGACACATTCGCATACTATTAGTGAGGTAACGGGGCTACAACAGCGTTTAAATGAGCTTTCAACGCAAACTAGCCTACCAGACACACAAGTAATAACTGGAGCTTCGGTAAATGTTAATGCAAATAATAGTGAATTGAATCTTACTTTTGCAAATAAGAATCTAAAAACAAATGCAGTGGGAAGTGTTGAAGTCAATCTTTGGGACAGTGTTCGTGAAGTGGCTCAGTATCCAAAGAATGGTATCTTCCTTAATGCTTCACCACAAGCAACTCAGGAAAACGGAATGGTGGTCTATGCTTCTGAAGTAAATGGCAATAAATTAGCAAAGGTGTCTTTAGGTCCTAAAATGCAAGAAGCGTGGCAGAAGGCTCTTAAAATAGGAACTACGCAAGAATTAAACAATGTTGAAGTAGTCGGTCTTGGTTGGGGAATGCAAGGGTGGTTCAGAAGATACGGTCAAACGGTTTTTGTGACTGCTTATGGAAATATTAACAATTACGGTAGTGGTAAGATGGGAGAAAGACTTCCAGATAAGTTTATTCCAAAAGATTTTGAAAGGTTTACTGGAATCTGTATTAACAATATGAATCACTCTGGAAGTATTCGAGTAGATTTTGGACAAGATGGCTCTATTTATAAATATGGAACATACGGTCACCAAGAATACTCATTCGTGGGAAGTTATCTAGCAAAGAATTAAACAAGGAAAAACAAATGGCAATAGTTGCAATGATAGTAAATGATAAAGATATTGGTGCAAGCTGGCACAATATCGAAACAGCTCAAACAGACTTCAAAGGAAATGTTACTGTTTTAATTAAGAGCTATACTGGAAGCCCTGCATTCTTACGAGAAAAGCAAATGAAAGAACAAGGAATCGAAAAAGACTTGTATATTGATATGCGGTCATATGTAATTAAGACTGATGTTTTTACTCTAGAAAATATTGAGAATAAATTATTAGAACTTGATGATTTCAAAGACAGTAGGGGTAATAAAGGCAAACGCTACTTCATCAATAGTGAAGGCAAAGCCGAACAAGTAATGTAGTCATTGGGAAAGGAGGAGGTTAATGTCAATTCTAAAAAGCATAACAGATGAAAAAGGTGTTCAAACAACTTTCCACCGTATTCTCTCTTATATGGTTGATGTAGATTTAAATCAGGTATTGGTCTGTATTGGTTCATATACAAATCAAGATGTTTACGAACAAGAGAAACAAAATAGAGCCAAATTTAAACGCTGGCAATATATATCAGAACGACTTGCTCAATTGGCAACCGAAATTGAAAACGAAAAAGATCAAGAAACAAAAACTAACCTGCAAAACGAATATAATGAGCTTATGGGTGAAATTACTGGATCTGTATCAAATAAAGTATTGGCATATAATATCTCAGAACTCTATATAGAGAACTTACAAAAACCAACTCTTGAAACAGTGGAGGAAGCTCTTCTAAAACAAGAACCTTTTATTAACGGAAAATGGATTAAAAATGAATCGTGAAATTATAACAGCAGAATTAGAACAGAATAGTTCAATTATTTCAGAGGTTACCAGTCCAGCTCCTATCAATACAGTGGTGGAGAATAATTCTTCAATCGAAACTATTGTAGATACGAATAACAATCCTATTGAAACTCAAGTGGTTGAATCTGAATCAAATATTGTTTCTATTGTTAATCAGCCAAATATTCAAGTTACTTCAGTGAATGGTAAAACTGGAGATGTTGAGGTAGATAGTGAAGTTCAAGAATTTAAAGCTGGTAAATATTATAAGCAAGGGTCTTTAATTACAAATAATGGTTCAGCTTATATCGCAAAAAAGAATATGACCCCGACCTCTTTCATTGCTTCTGATTGGGGTTCAGTTGGAGGTGGAGAGCAAGGTGATTGGAATGAAACAGACACAACAGCACCTTCCTTCATTAAAAATAAACCAAGTATAGTTACTAAACCTGAACTAGCAACCGAAGTCAATAAATTAGAAACAAAAAAAGCAGATAAGAGTGGTGTATATACAAAAGGTGAAGCTGATACAAAGTATGCACTAAAAACTCATACACACAACTATTCTGAAATTCAAAATGCTCCACAAATAATGTCACAAGTGGAGGCGAATGGTGGCACTGCAACTACAAATAGAACTATTAGTGCAAATATTCTTAAAGGTGCTATTCAAAATCATCAAGTGCAACCAGACTGGAATGCAGTAAGTGGTAAAGGTAAAATCTTAAATAAACCTGATATTCCAAACATTAACAGCTCACAGCCAATCGTTACTGATTTACAATTCGATGACGACCAAATGTCTATTCGAGGAATCCGAAGAAGGCTAGATGGTCAAGAATCTGGAGTGAGTGATTCAATAGTTAATCTTAATCCTTATCTTCCTATCTTACCTAAACCTATTTACGGAAAAATTGGTGGAAGGATTGGTAGTGCAGCTCAAGTTGTTCCTGCTGGAGCTACTACTGACTTAGTATGGGACTCGAATAGAATGGAGAATGTCAATATCACCTACAGTCACGATTGGAATGGTTGGTTAATTCCAGAAGATGGTGTATACATTCTAACTGCTATCACTGAGATTGTTGATGTGCCTCAACCTTTTGGTCTAGCTTTTCAGAAACTCCCTCAAGGTGGAAGTTGGCAACGCATAACGAATGAAGATTGGATCTCTTATCCTGCAGTTGGACGAGTAAAGACAATTACCACTACTCAAAAGCTTAATGCTGGGGACAAGGTAAACTGTATCATCATAAATGGTGGTGGCAATACTCGAGTGGGAGAAGGAGATCATGCAGGTCACGAACAGGCTCACTTTACCATAGCACGAATAGACACTACAAGTCATACTTATAATTCAGTTCCTCGACATTCAAGTCTTACTAAAGAAATAGTAACAACTGTAAATGTTTCGAATGGTCCAAGTAAGATTATTACTTATTCTTTCAATATTCCTGAAGAGTTCAAAGGTCGAAGATTTAAAGCGACTTGGAAACTTGAACACCAGTGGCGAGATACAGATAACTCCTTCGCTGCCACAGCAGAAGTCTATCGTAAAGAATGGAGTTCTCAAGCGAATGGCTATATAAATGATGTCAAGAATCCAAACTTGGGAGTTCGACATTATCATAACTATACTGAATTTACAGAGCTATATGACAATACTTCAAACAATTTCGATAGATGTGAAATGCTTATTCGAGATCGAGATGGATTCCAAAACAATCGTGGATTCGCTGGAACTGGTAAAGTGATTTTAGAAACATTTTGATATAATGAAGCTATAGAGAGGAAACTTTATGGAAGATAAAATACAAGAACTTCTTCGACTTAGTTCGATTCCAAATTTCAAACTTTTAGATTCTGAACAAGAACTATTAGATAACTGGAAAGCTGAACAAGAGAAGATTACACCAGAAGAACCAAAAGAACTGACTCCAGAAGAAACAGAAGCTGGTATTGGTTCAGATGGTAAACTAACAGTTAAGAATATTGTAGAAGATAAAAATAAAACTCAATAAAAACTTTGATTTAAGAAAGAAATAATGGTGGAAAAGAAACTCATAGAAGTTCGGTGTCCTGGATTATCATTCGATAAAACTAAAAATAAGTATGTTAAATGCAATAAATTATGTCTTAAAGCATATCCTGGAAGCTCAGGTCAATGCTATTGTAGACATTGCAAAACACTATTCAATTTTTATATTCCAGAAGACGCGACAAATATTCTAGATGTAAAATACAAGATTATAACTAAATAAAAAAAAGGGGGGGGTAAGAACACATAATTACTCTCCATTAAAACCTCTTATGACGAAAGAACAATACGAAAAAATTTCAAACCGAATAGAAGAACTCTATAAGATTATCAATGAAGGTAAAGGTTACAACCCTTATCGTGATTCAAAAGGTCGTTTCGCAAATGGTCCAAGTGCTGCTTTCGGGGAGTATGCTGGAGATGTTACTAAAGCTACAAAGTTTGATCTTAATGACGCAGGGTTTAGTGGTAGTGATGGCGATAGTGTTATGAGTAGGATTGGCTCTACTAGAACTAAAGCTTTAATTACAACTTCAATGTCTGTTTCAAATGTTGCAAAAGGAAGTCGAGTTCATGAATCAGAAAGAGATGCTATTAAAAAATTAGGAGATAATGCTTCTGCTTTACATAGTGTTAATTTTTCTGCTGAACAAGCATATTATTCAATTAGAGATATGGCTGAAAACCTTGGAAGGGCAGCAAGTTATGACTTGAGCGATAGTCGTTCGCGAGATCATCACGATTCAGCTAAAGAGTTCTTCCGTAGAGAATCTAAAGCCGCTGCTTCTGAACTAAAAGGTCTTGAATCGAAAATCAAAAGTGTAGAAAAGTTCAAAGATGTTGCTCCAAAAACAGTTAAGAAATTACAAGATGAATACAATGTTTTTAAAGCAGCTTTCTCTACTTTATCAGAAATTGGTAAATCTGTAGATTCAGTTAATGAACTACAAAAGATTGACTTGAAAAAATAGCAATATGATAAATCATAGAATAGGTGAAATACCCTATTCTTTTTTATGGTATAATATAATCTAGATACGGAGAGCTTATATAGCCAGTTATCAGATAACACGAAACTTTAGAGGTTACAACAGTGCAAAATAGTTTTAAAAATACTGTTGAGCTTACGAAAAACTCATTTAAAGATGAGGGCGATGGAATTGTTACATTTCCAAATGGATTAGTTATCACAGATGACAATATACAACGAAATGGAACTCGCTACGACATTGAATCTCTCGACATCAGTAAATACGCTGGACAGCTGACAGCAGACCACGAAGATAAACTACGAAATATCTTAGGTCGGGTTGAGGGAGTAAAAAAGAATGAACATACTGTTACAATCAATAAGATTGTTTATGCAGTGAAGCAAAATCCATATGCCCGTCTTGCTTATGACTTATTAGTCGGAGGTTTTTCAAAAGCTTTCAGCACGGAGACTATTGGTCCTTCATTTGATCCCTCTGACAATACACATTATAGTCACGAATTAGTGGGACTATCTCAAGTAGTAACACCAAACAACTATTCTGCTATAATAAATACAGTCAGGAACTCGCTTAATCGAGCGAAAGAAGATGGACTCGATGTTTCTGAATTACAAAATCAATTCCTAACAGAGGAAGAAAAAAATATGGAAGAAATAGAAAAAACAACTCCAGTCGTGGAAGAAACTCCAGAAGTTTCTCAAGAAGAAGCTCCAAAAGCAGTTGAAAAAGTGACTGAAGTTAAAAACGAAATTTCAGATGAACAGGTTGTCGAACTTTTCGAAAAACTCGATGAAATCTCAACTCTTCTAAAAGACAAAGAAGATGATGAAGATCCAGTCGAAGACACTCCTGAAGAGGAAATGGTCGAAGAAGAGGAAGAACCAGCTCTTAATGAAATTGAACAAAAAAAGGAAAATATAATGACTAAAGACGAAATCAACAGTCTTATTCAAGAGAGCTTGAACGCATTCGTATCAAACAGTGCTAAAGCTCCTGAATTTACAGAAGGCAAAAAAGAAGTAACTAACTTCAAAAACCTTTCTGCAAACGAATTGTTTGGAAAGCAGATCAACGCTGCTATCGACGCTGAAACTATTGGTTCAGTTGAATCACGCCAAACATTACACCAAATTAACCAACACAACCTTGATGGTTTGAAAAAAGCAGGTATCGTTCGAAACAGCATGACTCTTGCTTCGATGGGAAACTTTGTTATCTCACCAGAACAATATGAACAAATTGTTGGAACACGAACAGACTACTCAGCATTGCTTGACGCAACAAACTGGAAAGAGATCGAAAGCCTAGAATATGTTTACGCAGTTCGAAATGGTGACATCGATATGAAGAATGTCGCTCTATGTGATGATGGTGTAGACAAGAACTTGAAACCTATCTCAGAATATGGATCAAACCTCAAGAAAGAAGCTATGGAGCAGATTAGTGCAGTTACACCAGTTTGTGACAATACTACTCGATTCTTCGTTGCTAACTTAATGGAAGACATTGCTGCTGGCTACCGAAACGACTATGATCGCAAACGAGCTCAGTTGGTTATTGCTAAACTTGAAGAGGCTACACTTGCAAATAAGAAAGACTTGGCGTTCACTGCTACTGAATCAGCTGATGTTCTTACAGCATTACTTGACGCTTCAGCAACTCTAGTTGAACAAGGTGGATCATTCATCTTCACTTACAAGACTCTTGCACAAATCAAGAAACATGCTTTGAAAGCTGGTGCAAATGGTCCATTGGCTGAAATCTTTATTACAGGTGATATTCCACGAATCTTCGGTATTCCTTATATCGTAGTTCCAAATGACTTAATGCCAGCACTTGAAAGTGAAGAAACTGTATCTATCGCTGTTCATGGTAAAGGTGTTTCAATCACACACGCTATCTTCTATGCGGACTTGAAAGAATTCATTGGATTCACAAACGAAGGTCTACAATTCGAAGTTGCTACAGGTGTTGCTTACGAAACTACTGCAGGAACAGTTAAATCTGGATTCAGCCGTGGTGAAACTGTAATTCGTGGATCAATGTTCCGTGGTGGTGCATTCCGTGATATTACAAAAGCTACTGGTATTTTGCGAAAAGGCTTGACAAAAGCTGCTTAATCCAAAACAAAAATAAACATTAAACTTTAAGGAAGAGAAAAGTGGACTTAGAAAAATTTCAATCACTCACAGGAATAACTATTCCAGAGAATAAAAAAGCTTTTTATCTAGCTCAAATCAAGCGAGTTCAAAGCAAATTAGAAACGCTTCTTGGGTTCACTCTTTCTCCTCAAAGTAGTTTATTCACAGAGTTGGGAAAAGCAGAAGGCTCTTGTCCAAATACACCAGAACCTTTACATTTAACACAACCAGATGCCGTAAGGGGAATAATCAAACTCTTTCCTTATAATCAGAAAGACAAATTCCTACACATTGACCCTTTCTATGATGTCTATTCAGTTAAATTAGTGAAGACTAAAAACAATCGTCAATTCGTAACTTACAAAACTTTTGAGTATTGGACTAAGCAATATAAGAATGGTGGTATTGGTAACTATATTGAAGAATGTCCTACTTGTTACTGCGATTGTGATTGCAAAAACTGTCTTCAATTAGCAGTTGACGCTGATTGGGTTGATTTCCAAGAAGACCAGAACCTTCCAGATGAATTGTTATATCTTTTCGCTGATATGGTTATCTTCTATACAGATGATACAAGAGATATTAAAAGCGAATCTGTCGATGGTCATTCGTGGAGTCGAGATGTTCGAAAAGCTCCAGAAGATACAGTTGAATCTCAATTACTTCTTAGTAAATATGCTGGTCCTTTCGGTTCTGTAAAGAAAGTTCCTACAATATGAATCGGTTCTTGACTTACAAAGATGATCTAACTATCTATGAAACTGGTCAAGATGGTTATGGAGATTTCTCAATATTAAAGGAAGTTCCAGTCAAAGGTTTATTCTTACAAGGCACAAGTTCATCATTCCAGTCAGATACTGAATCAATAGCTACAGACGCTCATGTTTATCTGGATATCGAAAATGACTTTATTAAACAAAATGCGTTTAGGCTTGAAGGATTATTCATTAAATGTAATACTCTTAATGGTCTAGATAATGAATCTTGGTATCGAATTGTTTCAGCGAAAGTGGGACAACGAAAACTCCTTGATAATGAATTAAATAATGTTCATTGTCGATTAGTGAAAGTTGAGGCTCTCAAATGAGCGTAAAAGTTACTTCTAGAACTGCTGAAGTCTTAATGGAAGTAAATACAAAGACAAATGTGGCTCTAAGATTAGCATTAGAAGATATTCATCGAAACTCAAATAGTATTACTCCGATGAAAACTGGAGATCTTCGCACAAAAGTATCAAAGAGTGTGATTGGCAATACAGCGACTATAACTTGGGAATCACCTTATGCAATATATCAGGAAAACCCTCGTATGAATTTTAAGTATACAACTCCTGGAACGGGTGGTCAATATGCCAAGAAGTCTGTTGAGAAAACAATGCAAAACTTTCCAGATATTTTAATGAAAGCAGGTGTTAAATGACAATTAGTCAATCGTTCATTAAATTTTTAGAAGCACAAGGTTATGGAGTGTTTGGACAAGACCTTTATCTATATCGAGTTCCTAACTCTCTTAAAACAAAAACAAATCTATTCTGGGTTATTCCGAACAGTGGGTCGGTGATCCAGAAAAATAAAACAAACGAAAAAATAAAAAGTCATCAATTTCTGGTGTATTATCGCTCAAATTCTGCTCGTGAAGTAGATGAGAAACTATCTCAGTTAGAGGAAACACTGAATTGTATGACATGCGTTCAATTGGAGGGCTATCAAACACTTGATGTTAGTGCAACTCAATTTTCAAGTGATATAGACCCCGATTCAGAAAATAGAATGGTTGGCTTTATACAAGTTACCATTCAGACATATAAGAGTTGCTAACAATAAACAGAAAAGGAAAAATATGGCTTTAGTAAAAGGACCATTCACAGTTACTTGGGGACAAAACTCAATTACCGATGTTGAGGAAATGGAGTTCGAATACGAGGTTGAGTCAAATGACTACAAAACAATTGACGGACGAACTTTCAAAGTTGACGGTGCTATCAAAGCTTCAGTTGGACTAACACTTCTTTCAACAGATATTGCTTCATTAGCAGTTCTTCTTCCACAATATTTCAAGAGGAAAGATGAAACTTTGTCAACTGGTGAGCGAGTTACTGATGAGGCAGGTGCTATCGACTTCGAAGCTGCTAAATGTGGATCTTCGAGTCAGAAATACAATCTTGACATTAAAACAGATTGTTCGAAAGAAACACTTCGTCTTGTTAACGCAAAACCAAGTCTTACAAATATCGAATATGCTGATAACTCTGTTCGAAAAATTACCATTACTTATAACGCTGAACCAGAACAAGGTAAGGCTGTAATGCAATTCTTCAAGAATTCAGGTATTCAAGCTTAGAACACACGAAAAAGAGTTGGGATGGGTCAATTATCATCTCAACTCTAAACCTCGCTTAGATCGGCGTTAAATAGGGTTTAAACGCATTTTATAATATAAAGAATAGGAGAAAAAAGAACCATGAGTTCACGAATGAATTTTGATGACAGTGTAAGTGATAAATTTGAGTTTCAAATTGGTGGAAAAGACTTCGATTTTATCTATCCAACATTAGACCAAATGAAACCTTTCGAAAAAAAGGTTGAGAAGATTAACAAAAGTAAAGATTCTAAAGAGATTAAAGAATTGAATCTTAATAATACTATCCTCGAAACTGCTCGTGAGTTTGTAGTTCCAGTAGGTCACGAAGAAAAACTTGAAGACATTTTAAATACAGTTCCACTCAATGTTTCTCGAAAATTAAATCAGAAACTTGTCGAACTGCTCTTGTCGGGAGAATAATTCAAAATGGGCGAAAAGCCTAAAGTAGTAGTCGCTCAAAGTGTTTCTCAATTTGATAAGAAAAAAGTCTTGTCGAATCGAGAGAAATGGGCGACTATTTCTTATTACTATCCACAATACACCTTACAAGAAGCTTCACAGTTGTCTTGGCGTGATATAAACTTACTACTTAAAACGGCAAACAGAATCCAAGCAGAACAAAATCTCTTATTACTAAACATGATTTCTGCACCACACACAGAAAAAGGCAAGGGCTATACAGAATTGGCGAACGCTCTTAAAAAAATTACTGAGAAATAAAAAAGGAAATATATAATGGCAATACAAGGTGGCACAGTTAGGTGGGTTGTCGAGGCTGATACCGAATCCTTCGACCGTTCAATGCAAAGAGTAGAATCTGAAGCACGAAAGACAGGATCTGAGCTTGATAAAACAACAAAAAACCTCAATGGTAACTTCGCAGAAGCTACACGAAGTGCAATTCAAACTTCAAATGCTATCAATCAGATAGGAATGGGGCTTAAACAATTAGCAGTAGGTTCAGCTCAAGCAGCACTTGGCTCTATTGGTGCTACAATGACTGGAATGGTTTCGAAAGGTCTTTCCCTTGGTTCAACTCTTGAAGGTAACAAGTTATCTTTCAAAGCTTTAACTGGATCAGCTGAAAGTGCTAGACAAGTCTTAACAGCAGTGGCTGACTTCGCTGCAGACAATCCTTTCCAGATGTTAGATGTTTCGAATGTGGCAAAGAAATTTGTATCGATGTCCATTCCAGCACAAGATGTTGCTAAACACTTAAACACTATTGGTAAAGTTTCTGTTGCCTCAGGTGCTTCACTTGAAGGTATTGGTCATGTATTCTCTCAGGTTGCTGCTCAAGGCAAATTGATGACTCA